TGTGAATTGAGTTCATTCATTGTTACGGTAGCTTTAATTTTATTGTAAGGAATAGTACAATTTTTTTTAATATTTATTAAATAGTTGTAGTTTGGATTTTCTTTTTCATAACCGTCTACCGCTTTCCATCCAGGGAAATCGATTCGTTCAGTTGTATATTTGTACTCGTTGCTTTTGGGGGCAGTTAAATGAGCGGTAATCGTGGTACCTGTCGCATGTGACATACAGCTCTCAACAGCATTCGTCCATATGAGCTTATATAATTTTTGCTCCCGTGGTGTAAATGTATCCGGAATCTTCAGTATAGAGATATTTGTTGGGCGAATTGCTTCATGTGCTTCCTGTGCCTTAACACCTTTGTCGTCCGACCCCGACCCCGACCCCGAACCTTTATTCGCTTTTCCCGTTTTACCATGTTTTCCTGTAGTTGAACTGTCCGCGCTTGACCCAAACCCTAAAGCAAGATACTGTATATCCGGATTGATATATTTGTCGTTCCAATTTTCACATATATATCTCTTGGCACTCTCAATAAATTCCGGGCTATATGTTCGCGAATCTGTTCTCATATACGTAATCAACGAACCTTCATATAGCTTCTGACAAATTGACATCGTCTCCGACGGAGAATAATTATGTTCACTACTCGCTTTCTGTTGTAATGCACTCGTCGTAAAAGGAGATGGCGGTGCCTTCGACACCTTTTTCGATGGCGACAATGTAAACTCGTGGTCATGATTTACACTTTCTTCCAAAAATTCCTCCACATCCTTAGGGAGTTCGTATTGACGACTAAGATTAAAAGGCAAATTCAGTTTTGTAAAATACCCCACAGTATTATATACCATTTTTCCAGGAGAGGAGTCGATATCTTTTTGATTATCGAACACCAATCGTAGTGCTGGTGTCTGACATCGTCCGGCGGATAAACTATTTTTAACACTGGATGCAATGTGTGTCCACAGCTGCGGGGAAATATGATATCCTACTAATAAATCTAATATTTGTCTGGCAAACTGGGCATATACTAAATTCATGTTTAAAGTTCCGGGCGTACTCACCGCGCGTTCAATCGCCGTCTTTGTAATTTCATGGAAAATAATACGAGGTGTCGTCGCAACCGGCAGCTTAAACATGTCGCAAACATGCCACCCAATCGCCTCACCCTCGCGGTCATCATCCGTCGCAATAATTACATTACCCATACACGATTCTATTTCACTTTTAATACGGGAAATTTGTTTTGATTTTTCATCCATAGATGAAAATGTGAGAGTGAAGTTATCCATATGAATTGATTTTAGACCGTCTAGTGTGCGGAAGTGCCCAAATGTTGCGATACATTTATATCCGGGACCGAGATATGATTCTATTTTGCTACATTTTGCAGGCGACTCTACAATAACGAGGGTTGTTGTACTAGGTGCGTTTATTTTTGAGCGTTTAGACATTATTATGATAACTGGTTATGATTTGTTGTTTGTTATAGAGTAGGTTATATGCTATAGAAGGAAATGTTTATGTATTTATAAGTGTAATATTAACTATTTCAATTTTAGAAAATATAATTAATATTGGAGGATTTGAAAATTCTATGAAGAAGAAGATGATGAAGATGACGAAGATGATGAAGGCGCGTTATTTTGCGATGGATTTTTTGCTTTAAATTCGGACCATGAAATCTTTTTCACAACTGGTGGCTTCGCATGGTCTTTATTTCCGTTGCCATGCGAATGATCGTGTGCCTTATTTATATTGTCGGCTTTTTTCATTGCACTGTCGATATAGATAGATTTCAGCAATTTACCTACTTCGTATGAACCGGTATGCTGGTCTAATTTTTCATCCTCAATTTGCTTAAGAATATTGAGTAACTGGAAAAGAATATTTAAGTCGATTTCATCTTTTTTTACTTTGTTGAAAATATCAGTATAGTTATTAAAAAGAAAAGAGCATCTGGAAACACAAATATTGTCAAATTGTACGGGGTTACTTTTAGATAATCTTTGATACTCTTTCTTAATTTTAAGAAGTGTTATAATATCATCAGTAAGAGGCTTACTATGTTTTAGTTCGCGTATATTATTAGTATTATCTGCTACATCATTAGCGCGTATTAGTTTATCTAACTGTAAACGTTCTTGAGGATTCATAGTTATACGTAAATATTATATACTCTGTATTATATGCTCTGTATTATATATTATGTACTATAGATTTATTTTTAAATTATAACGAATGCAATTTATAATACCGATAAAAATAAAGAAAAAATAAATAAAAATAAAGAAAAAAATAAATAAAAATAAACAAAAGAATAAATAAAATATAAACAGAGTATATAGAACCTAACATATATAAATGAGCAAAGGTGGTATAACAACACCAAACTTATCAATTCCAGCGATGCCGGCTGTAACCCCTGGTGATGTAAATTATGAGAATAGAATGGCAGCAACAAAATCTTTGTCAGCCGTAGCAAATGGTAACTTGTCTGGCGGTGGTGGTAAGCGACGACACCGCAACAATGTAACAAAAGTAATGAAAGGTTGCAACAGTAAAAAGACAAGAAGACATAATAAAAAGAAACGACATGGTAAGAGAATACTTAGAGGTGGAAGTAATATTACACCTGCTGTTAGTGGTGGTAAAATCGAACTTAATATGCCCGGTGGTTCTTCTCCTACTCAAGTAGATACATTAAAAAGTTTAACAAGTGGGCTACTAGATGCACAGACAGCAAATGCAAATATTCCTCCGCTACCAACACCGGTTGTTGTGTCAAATTATACTGGTGGAGGAGTAAGTAGACGAAGACATAGAAACACAAAATATAGAAGATTAAGATATAAAAAAAGCATCGGGCGTAAAAGTAGGTCTTATAGACGCAGTGGTAGACGTTAAAAGATAAACTATAACTTATATATTTACATGTAAACAGTAAATGCAAAAAATAAAACGTATAAGATAAAATTCACAATATAAACGTAAAATATAATAATGTAAAATAATATATTATTATTATATTTTAATATGAAGACCAGCGATTTATTACATTCAATATTTATTATAGCAGTATTTATAGGCTTATATATTGCAAATATTTTAGCAATAGGAAAAAAGAATATAGAAAAGAACTGGCCAATATACAGATGTAGTCCTTTAGTAATGCCTTTCGCAAATATGTTTGGACATGATACTATGAAAAATTTTACATATTGTATTCAGACGATGCAAACCGACTTTATGGGACCATTCTTAGCTCCTTCAAACTATTCAAATGTTGTAGCCACCGAAAGTATAAAAACAACGAATAATAATAATCGTAATACAATGGGAATGTTTGCATACATACGAAATGCAGTGATGAACAACTTTTCAGGTTTATATAATGTATTTGGTAGTTTGGGAGTAATATTACAATATATGGTGAACAAAATAAAGGATATGATAAACAAGATTACAGGTATATACATGACCACATTTTCTGTGTTACAGGCTTCAGGCATTACTGCCGAATCAACATGGCAAGCACTGCCAGGAAAATTATTGAGAGCTTTACCATCATAATAATTTTAATACGTAAAATTTTAAACATACCTTATATTTATAATAATTCATTATACGATAAAAATGAATTATTATAGGTTATGTATATAGTAATACTAATTTATATATTTAGTATATATGGATTCAACGGCTATACCAACACCTATAACACAAATAAGACCAATAACGCCCGCAACACCCATAACGCAAGTAACTCCAATAATACCAATATTTAAAAAAATAAATGAAATATATGTTAAATCGTCATATTTAGAGAGATATGGAGGTTCGGTAATATTCACGATATTTGCAATACTAATTGTTTTCTTTTACTTTATTTATTTAAATATTCAAAATAATAAAGAAATCGTTAAAAAAGACTGGGCGAATAATAAATGCAGTCCAGCGTACATGCCATTTGCTGGCATGATTATGGAACCCAAAGACATGAGTAACATGGAATATACAATAAAGAATTTTTCCGAATGTTCTGAAGTAATATTGAAGGACATCATACAAGTTGCCTTAGCGCCTCTCGAAGCTGCGTCGATATTAATTAGCGCAAGTGTACAAATATTAACTGGTGTTACAACTAACATAATGGGAGCAATATCAAGCTTTAGAAGAAATGTTATTCAAAACCAAACTAAGAGTACTTCTGAAAAACAAACCGGATTTTCATCAATATTAGCAAAACTTGTGAATCATATTAGAGATACGCTGAATAAAGGAGAAGGTATTTTAACTGTTATTTTTTTTGTATTCTTTTCAGCATACAAAGCAGCGGCATCTGTTTTTTATGTTATTTTGTTTGGAGAGGCAATCATATTAATAATTATGAGTATTGTTATGTTTGCTGCATGGGCGATATATATTTTTCTTATGGCGGTTATTTTTACTATACCTATAGCAGGACTTTATTTATGGGTCCCTGTTGGGCTTACAATAATATATGTTGCATTTATGATTATGGTTTTAGTTTTAATCATTTTTACAGCTTCTGTTATTGCGAAAACAAAATAACAAAATAACAAAATAACAAAATAAATACAAGATTAGTGAAAGGATTATATTATAAAAAATAATTATTTATTTAGGAAATAAATACAATATTATACAATAAAAAACAATAAATAATTATTTTTATCTAAGATTTATGTATAAGAAATATGAAAAATATATTTAAATCCAGATTTTCATTAATTGCTATTTGTATTTTACTTGGTATTTTGATTTGTTCATTTACATTATGTGGATGCAGAACAAACTACGGACTACTAGAAGGTATGGATCCGAGTCAAGAAGGAGGAACAGAGGAAGAACAAAGTGGTGGTAGCATACCAACCGTTCCAACAGTTGGAGGCATTGCTGGCAGTTTGGCAAGTATAGGTTCACAGGTAAAAGAAAGAAAAAATAATGATATTTTATCAGAATCACTTGGAACTGCATTAGAAACTGCTATTCCTCTTTCTGGGGCTCTTTCTGGGGCTGGGGCTGGGACTGCTTCTTCTGATTCTTTAGTTTCTACTACGAAAGAAAATTTTCAAGTTTCAAAACCTCTTGGATGGAAGTCGATGGAAGATAACGAGGGCGATGATGCAAACTTATCTAAATGGGTTTCTGACGCAGTAAAATACTCCAAAGGAATGGGAACTGAAGATCGTCTTAATAGTTTTCAGTATAACAGTGGTCCACCTATTCCTCTTCCTGAAGGACAATTGTTTTTCTTTAAAGACACAAAATTCAACCCATCCTGTTGCCCGAGTACATACACTAGTAGTATAGGATGCGCTTGCATGTCAAAGAAACAGTTCCAGTATCTGACACAACGCGGAGGAAACCATACAGCTCCCAACAATCGAACATCCTACTTTAACGAGTTTTAGTAAACAAAAATGTATCTTCATGTTCACAATATTATTTCATATTCATAAAAAATATATAATAATATATTCAGTATAGTCTAGTGTAGTATAGTCTAGTCTAGTCTAGTCTAGTATAGTCTAGTCTAGTCTAGTATAGTCTAGTCTAGTCTACCACTAAACAATTTTTATATTACAAATACATATTAATTGGTGCCTTGTTTAGATTACTTTCATCCTTTTTGATAAGATTATTAACAACATCACTTGTAACAGTAAATGGAAATTCTACTACCAACGTATTCTCTTTTTCAAACAACGTTGTTCCCGGTTTTACTAGACGATACAAATTCAGTTTCTTATATACAATTTCAATACAGCGTTTCAGATTTCGAACACCATCCTCCTTGTCCGTATAATTCTCAATGATATAGTTCAGTGTTGTATCAGGAATAATAATATCACCCTCTTTGAAATTCACTTCATACCGAATCTTAGGAATCAAATACTGGTTTGCAATAACAATCTTGTCCTTCACTTGATACCCTGTAGTCTTGATTTTATACATACGGTCAAGTAAAATCGGATTGACTTTAAGAGGGTCATTGTAACTAAAGATAAATAGACACTTACTCAAGTCAAAGTCAATCTCCGCAAAATACTTATCGTGAAACTGCGAATTCTGTGTTGTATCCGTCAAGTGTGTCAAAATTCCAATAATCTCCTCGCCCTTCGGCGTTTCACTAATCTTATCCAACTCGTCAAAGTAAATCACCGGATTCATCGACTTTGAACGTATCAAAATATCCACGATTTTACCCCACGTACTTCCCTCATACGTATACGAATGTCCCTCCAAATAACTACTATCTGTCGCACCCCCCAGCGGAATAAACGCGAATTCGCGATTCAAAATCTTACTGATTCCCTCCTTCACAAGACTCGTATTATGTGTTACCGTAAAGTCGCCCAATAAATATTTGTGATTATTGTCCAACTCGAATCCATAGTATTTGCCCCATCCACGCGGCTCTATCGTAATACCCATAGTCATACTATCCTTATTGATAACTCTTTCACTTATCGCCATTTTTTGAGGACACTTTACCGGAATGTCAGACAAGTTATCACCCGATATATGTATTCTATGATATGTCCCCGTCCTTTTTTCGTTTTTATACATGCAGGACTTTTCACACTGTTTCATATTTGCCGAAAATCCGAGAGACCTAGCTACAAACAATATATCATCTGCTAAAATTTTATTTTTTTGAATAACATCGTACCCCTTGGATTTTTGACAATAAGAACCATCCGTGTCAATAATTCCAGCAAGAAGTTCCAGTCGCGTTTTTCTGTCGTTGATTTTGTAATCGTCGGGAATATGTTTTCTGCCAATCAACTTGTAATCTTTCAACACTTCTAAGAATTTGTTTTTGTTATTTCTAGTATCATGTTTATGCATATCATATGAAATACTATACGTATATTCGGATGTATGTACCAAATTCAAGTTATACTTTCGAAGTTCTGTCCTCAAGTAGTGCAAAACCGTGGCATCCTGATTCGTAATTTCGGATTTATTCGAAGTACCGTCACCCAGCCAAGCACCAATAATATAAGGGTCAAAAGGTACAGTTTTGCTAGAGAACTCCGCACCACGTTTATACCCCTTCAAATTTGTGCGAATATATTTCGGCAACTTTAGTAACGTTTTTACAGGAATTTCAATATAGTCGTGCTCCAGTTTCATTTCGTCTAAATATTTTGTCGCATTTTCCATACTGTCGAAACGTCTGCTGTGTTGTTTATAGTCGTTCTTATCAAAGTAACACACTTTATATCTAGTTTCACCCGACTTCGTCTTTACATTCTTTATAAAATTCATTCCCGACTGCTTCAAACATATGATGTGTTCGGAATTTACACCATATTTTTCCCCATTTGCATGAACAATATCAAACATGTCATCTTCGCCTCTACCAAGCGAAACTACATTTCTACACTTTGAATCATCTCCCATAACTTTATCACCTACTACAATATCTTGCACCATTTTTACCGAGCCGTCATACATCAGGATAGGTGTATCAAATGCATGACATTTACCCGTTCCCATCGGACCATTGATAGCAATCGCCGTGCCCATAGCAGCAGGGTTCGAAATCCACTGTCCCAACATTTGCATAATCTGCATCTTTGCATCATTTAGACCATATACAGCACTGTCGAGGGTAGACTTTGCAGTTTCCATAAAGTCGTGACATTTTTCAATTCCGTCGGAAATCGTGAGAGGAAGATTGCAATGTTTTCCAAACGGTATCTGCATAAACGTGTCGACCCAGTTTTTAATTTTATAGTATTCGCCAGCACCCGGTTCCATATAGCGCAAATTCGTAATCTTTTTCAATGCAATCGCCTTGAATGCTTGAGGGATATTTGATTGCAGGAGCGACAGACGATAAGGCTTGTCCGTAATCGTCAACTTATTCAAGTCTTCCAGTTCCTTCAATACTGCCGTTTGTTCCTCTGTAGTCAAATTATCTTTAAAATATTTCAAATCATTTGTTGAATTCTTCTTTCGCAACATTTTTTTAAATGATTTCACATACTTCTTTTGCTGACTCTTTATCTTCCTTTCTTCCCTATCCTTATATTCCTTTTCCTTTTTTACCATGATTGCAAGTGTCTCGCGCGCAATACTGTCATTTTTATTATGTTTCAAAATTTCCTCCATCTGCGTCTTGATTTTTTGAATCGTTTCCAGTGAATCACTCTCACCTGTTAATGCTGTAGATGTCTCTCGCGAACCTTTGGTTTTAGAGTATTTAGAACTATCCTCCCGTTTTGTTTTTTTAGAACTGTTTTTGTAACCCTTAATATCACCACTAACAGCATCTTCATCCTCGTCGGGATGATAATCGGGGTCATCTTCTTCATCGTCGTCATCATAGTCTTCGTCGTAGTCTTCATATGAATCGTCATCTGAGTCGTACTCATCATCATCGTCATCATAATCGGATTCCCACTCTTCTTCCGAATCATATTCCGAAGTGTCATCGTCGCAGTCACCTTTTTTATCATTCATTACATTAATTACAATATTGAATTTACCATTTTGTAACTGCTCTTTTGCAAACTCCTCAAAACCAGCTGAATATTTGTCGTCGCCTGTATCACTATTACTATCCGAACAATTTGTGCTTGTACTTGATGTGTCATCCTCGTCTTCAGCGAGCGGAGGTGGAGGATTATATGAACCCTTTTTTTTACTTTTTTCAACAGGCTTATTTTCTTTTGATTTTGTTGCCTGTTCCAATGCAGCCTTTGCAGCACTCCTTGTCACTTTTTTGTTTTCATTTACATCGTTAGATTTTTTCTTGGAAGATACATTCGTAGAATTTCTAGATTTTTTAGCAGTTTCTTCTCCACCATCGGTTGTATCATAGTCACCCGAAGCTTTAGATGTCTTACTTTTTTCATTTTCAATCGCTGCAATACGATTACTCATGTACTTGGATGGAAACATTTCAGCCAACATTTTTCTATATTCGTCAATATCAAATTTTTCCTTGCTACTTGTAACATGTTGCTCGTCTCCAGTTTCAATTTCACTCTCATTGCTAGTATTACCTTCGCTGTCAGAATCTTTTCCTTTTTTATACTTTCTTTCATCACCTTTTTTCAAATTCTTTGACTTGTTATCTCCTTTTTTAGGATTTTTCTTACTATTTGTTATAATGGGCATGATATGATTCGCGTGTTGAGTTGTATATATACAGATTAATGTTTTTAGATAGCTTCAATTTAATATATATCAAAAATAAATTAAATACCATATAAAATAAGTAAAATATTAAAACAACATGAGATGCAATACTATAGGTAAATAGTGATACATTTGTTCATATAGGGTAAAGTATAATTTACAGTAAGAAAGCTAGAACAAAGTTATATTTTATATTTAATTAAACAATTATAATTAATTTTTATTTTTTGTAATTAAGAAAATTGATAAACAATCTAAATATTATTCTATTAATATAAGAAGGAAATGTTTTCTCAAAAAGGTCAATCAAAATTAGCAGTTCAGAATGTATCTTCGATTATTGGAATTCAGTTCAGTATAATGTCGCCTGAAGAAATCAGAAAGTCTTCGGTTGCTCATATTACGGACAGAAATACATATGATAATAACAGACCAGTGGTTGGAGGACCATTTGATTCTCGAATGGGTGTACTTGAACCCGGTCTGATTTGCCCCACGGACGGATTAGACTACATGCAAACACCTGGATACTTTGGTCACATTGAACTGGCGCGACCTGTATTTTATATTCAATATTTAACAACCGTTCGAAAAATTCTAAGTTGCGTTTGTATAAAATGTAGTAAACTTCTTATTAGCAAAGAAACAAATAGCAGATTTATGGAAATGAAGCCAGACCAGCGATGGAATAATGTCTTTCAATATTGTAGCAAAGTTAAGCGTTGTGGCGAGGATACACACGACGGATGCGGTTGTCTTCAGCCGAAGCGAATCAAAAAACAGGATATGGCGACATTGATTGCGGAGTGGGAAAATACGGAAGCCGACGAAGGTGCTGATGGTGAAGCAAAGAAGAATCTGACGATGCATTTGACTCCTGAGGTCGTTATTAAGATTTTCCGGCGAATTTCCGACGAGGATGTGTCGTTTATGGGATTCAGTCCGCAGTTTTCACGCCCTGACTGGATGATTTGTCAGGTTTTGGCTGTTCCTCCTCCGGCAGTTCGCCCCTCCATCAAAATGGACGGTCAGCAAAGAAGCGAAGACGATATTAGTCACATTCTGGTAAATATTATTAAGATGAATAAAACACTTCAGGAAAAAATAAACGACAAGTCGCCGCAAAAGGTCATTGATGGATGGCACGATGTTCTCCAATACTACGTTGCAACTCAAATAAATAATAACATACCGGGTGTCGGTCAAGTCGCGCAACGTTCTGGACGACCTCTTAAGTCGATTATGGACCGTCTAAACGGGAAGGGCGGACGCGTCAGAGGCAACTTGATGGGAAAACGTGTTGACTTTTCTGCGCGTTCAGTAATTACACCCGACCCTAATTTGTCGATTCGCGAACTGGGAATTCCTTTGAAAATTGCGAAAAATATTACAAAACCGATTACAGTAAATGATTTGAATAAGAGTTTCTTAATGAAGTTGGTACGGAATGGTCCGGACGAGTATCCAGGTGCGAAGATTCTGGAGAAGAAAAACGGAGAGAATATTTCGCTGCGTTATGCTGACCGCGAGAATATACATATTGAAAATGGAGATATTGTTCATAGGCACATCATGGATGGCGATGGTGTTTTGTTTAACCGTCAACCTACGCTGCATAGAATGAGCATGATGTGTCATATTGCGAAGGTGATGTTTCAAGGAGATACATTTCGAATGAATGTCGGTGATACGAAACCCTATAATGCGGATTTCGATGGAGATGAAATGAATTTACACATGCCACAAGACGAGGAGTCGGAGGCAGAATTAAAGAATTTGGCAGCGGTCCCATTTCAGATAATTAGTCCAGCAAACAATCAGTCTATTATTGGTATTTTCCAGGATTCGTTGCTCGGTTCGTATCAGTTTACACGCGTGGGCGTGAAGTTCGACAGTCGTGCGGCGATGAATCTTCTCATGGCGCTTCAGACCGTGAATGAGTCGATGTTTAGTAATGTGGATGGTAACTTGTCTAATTTTCAAATCCTTTCGCAAATTATGCCACCGATTACATTGAAATACAAGAAGAAACAGTTTGGCGAAAAGGAAGACTACAATACGTCCAATAACGTACTCGAAATTCGCGATGGACAGTACTTGAGGGGACAGCTCGACAAGGCAGTTTTGGGTTCCGGGACAAACGGTCTAATCCACCGAACATGCAATGACTTTAATAATATGACCTCGGCGAAGTTTATTGATGACCTTCAAAATATTATTACGGAATACATGAAAGTAAGTTCGTATAGTGTGGGGATTAGCGACTTGATTGCAAACGCGGAGACAAATAATAAAATTGCGGAGGTTATTGTATCGAAGAAAACGGAAGTGAAGGGATTAATCGACCAGTTACATATTGGTGTATTTGACAACAAGACCGGAAAAACGAATGACATTGAATTCGAAAACCAGGTTTCGAATATTCTTAATAAAGCTATCAATGATGCCGGTAAAATCGGTCTGGAAAGTTTGAGCAAGGATAATCGCTTTGTTACAATGGTAAATGCTGGGTCGAAGGGTTCTGAAATTAATATTTCGCAGATGACATCGTGTTTGGGACAACAGGCGATTGATGGAAAGCGAATTCCGTATGGTTTTGAAAGCAGAACGTTGCCGCATTTTACGAAATACGATGACTCGCCGGATGCTCGTGGGTTTGTGGAGAGTTCGTTCATTAGTGGGTTGCGCCCTGAGGAATTGTTCTTTCATGCAATGGCGGGTCGTATTGGTCTGATTGACACTGCGGTTAAGACGTCTACCACAGGGTATATTCAGAGACGATTAATCAAGGGCTTGGAAGATTTGAAAGTTGGGTATGATATGACGGTGCGAAATAACAAGGAGAGAATCGTACAATTTGCATATGGCGATGATGGAGTAGATACGGTAAAAGTAGAGAACCAGTCTATTCCTCTGGTAACAATGACACTGGATGAAATATATGCGCATTATTATGTTTCGACGAACGATGATAAGGATAGTGTATTGATGACTGTATTTACAAAAACGGCTGTGACGAGAATGAAGAAAAGCGTAAAAGAGTTGGAAATGAAGACAAAATACTATACGGATATGATGATAGAAAAGCGCGACGAAATAGTTAAGAATGTGTTTAAGATGCGTGATAACAAGAACGTTCATATGCCGGTGTGTTTTACGCACATTATTAATAACGTACAAGGAATGCAACATATAACGAAAAACTCTATGGTAGACATTACACCGCTTGACGTATACGACATGATTGAGGATAACTATAAAATACTTGAAAGACTGTATTATGCGCCGCCAACACAGTTATTTAAAGCAATGTACTACTACTATTTGTCTCCGAAAGAATTACTGGTTATTAAACGTTTCAACAAGAAGGCGCTTACTGTTTTACTGGAGACGATTACTTTGATGTATAAACGCGCCCTCGTTGCGCCTGGTGAGATGGTTGGCATGATTGCGGCACAGAGTATTGGAGAACCGACTACACAGCTTACGTTAAATACATTTCATAGTGCTGGTGTTGCATCAAAGTCGAATGTTACTCGTGGTGTGCCGCGTATTGAGGAAATTCTATCATTGTCGGAAAATCCGAAGAACCCGTCGCTGACGATTTATATGAAAAAAGATGAAGAACTAGATAAAGAATTGGTGAGGGATAAAATTCCCAGTATTGAGTTGACGATTTTGAAAGAAATTGTTGAATCTGTTGAAATATGCTTTGACCCGGATGATATGAATACTTTGATTGAACAAGATAAAGATATTATGTCGCAGTATTTCGAGTTTGAAAAAATGGTCGACGAATGTATGAGCAGCACTACCGAACAAATAATGAAAGGAGTTACTGGTTCTTCTGAGAATCCAGTGGCATCGGCAGCGGTGGCTAGTAGTGGACAGGGTGGAGAAGCGGCGGCTGTATCGTATCAGGAAATATCTGGTTCTGGTTCTGGTTCTGGTTCTGCTCCTAATGAAAAGTCGAAATGGATTATTCGAATGACAATGGACCGTGAGGCAATGTTGGATAGAAAAATTAGTATGGATGATATTCACTTTGCACTTAAAAATATATATACAGACGAGATTACTTGTATGTATGCAGACTACAACTCAGATAACTTGGTATTTCGCTTGCGGTTAAACAATGTGATTACGAATTTAAAGAAAAAGAATAATAACCCGTTGTCACTTGACCAGTCGGACCAAATCTACATCCTCAAGAATTTTCAGGATAATATGTTGAATAATGTTGTACTAAGAGGCGTGAAGGGGTTATCAAAGGTATTGCTTCGTAAAATCACCGACTCGGTCGTTAAGATAGACAGCGCCTATACGAAGAAAGAGACATGGGTACTTGATACGACTGGAACAAATTTGATTACAGCACTGTCGCTTGATTACATTGATGTTACGAGAACAATTAGCAATGATATTCAGGAAATTTACAATGTACTTGGAATAGAAGCTGCTCGCGTTGCTATCTTTAATGAGCTGTCAGAGGTGTTAGAGTTTGATAATACATATATTAACTATCATCATTTGATTATGTTGGCGGATAGAATGACAGCAAGTGCAAAGATGGTTTCTATATTTCGGCACGGAATTAATAATGACGACATTGGACCTATTGCAAAGGCATCGTTTGAAGAGACACCGGAAATGTTTTTGAAAGCGGCTAGACATGCCGAATTGGATGAGATGCGTGGAGTATCTGCAAATGTAATGTGTGGACAAGAGGGCTACTTTGGAACAAGTAGTTTTCAAGTACTACTAGATATGAATAAGATGATAAAGTTCGGTGGTGAAGCAAAATACAATGTTACAAATGCAAATGACGAGATTGATAAAGCATTTGAAATGGAGAATCCTGACGATGTATGTTCGATTGGAAACTTGTCGATGAATACCACTGTGTCTAATATAAAGAAAGAAAACCTCGGAAGAGTTAAAATGAATTACGATATTGGGTTTTAGTTATAGATATGCTGTAACATTGCAAAATATTCATATAAAATATTATTTTTTTATAAGTATAATATTTTATGACATAGTATATCGCACTATATAGCATCAGATTAAACATCTTCGGATACTTCTGGTATGTCAGATAATTCCGGTTCTTTATCTGGTTCACCTACTCCAAATAATGGAAGTTTTGAAGGGTTAATATTTAATTTACTTAATTTTTTCAATTTTGGTTTTTTGGTTGGTTCTACCAAAGCCGATGACGTTGTAACCGCCTCAGGTTCTTTTTCTTCCGGAGATAGGTTTAAAGAAGATACATTGATACTTAGTCCTTTTCCTTTTTTTCTTGGGAATCGTTTTTGTGTTTTTTGCACCGTAGCAGTCGGTTCTATTCCAGAAGCTTCGGTTGAAAGAGCACCCAATATATTAATGTTAGGGATTTTTTTTACTGACTTTTTCATGCTTTTATCGATAACAGGTGTCAAAGTCATATCCCCGATGTCCTCTTCTTCTTGTGTATCAAAGGATATACCTGTTCCAACCGAAGAAGAATCATCCATCCTTCCTTTTTTAGAAGGCGGTTTAAAATTTTGTATAAATTGCATAATACTTTTTTTATATCTTACCGATGCTTTCATTTGCGAACTTTCATCATCTTCGCTATGCGCTGGTCCTTCGGGGTCGACATATTGCGTAGACTGTTGTTGAATAACGACGGATTGGTATTTGTAGTTAAGAGTATTCATAGGCATATAGTACTGATTTGCAGAAGTAGATTGTACTTCTCTCAATTCACTTTCATTTGTATCGCTACGTTCTGCCTCTTTTCTAAAAATAATACTATATGCTGGTACAACATTTGCTTTAATAGATGGTGATATAATAAAGTAATATCCCTGTACATTTGACTGTTTTTTTATACCAACGTCATATGCTGACTGACCCATAACTGGCATATCTTCTTCACTGTCTTCTGGTTTTTTACTCATTTCTGTTGCCGTTTCCATTTCTGTTGCCATTTCCATTCCCATTCCAAATCCTGGTTCTTCTCTTATATTTTCTGAAATATTTTCTTCAAAGTATGTTGTAAGAATGGAATATTCGTCATTTGTTTCAACGAGAGACTTATTGGGATAATATAAAAGAATAATAGGTAGTTTGTAATAAGTTGCTAAAATCCAAATATCAAGACGTGTTAAATGATAAGATTCGAAGAAAGGGAGCGTTTCAATAAAGTTGTCGTCATCATTTGCTATAAATTTTATTCTATATTCGTCGGCTATTGACTCCATACCGTAATATTTTAAAAGTTTTGCAAATCTTTCTTTTATACCCTCCGTATACTGCTTATCAATTGTATCTATATAAAACTGTGCAATAACAATTTTAAGGTGATTTATCGTAATCGTTTCTAATCTTTTATAACTTCTTCTTTTTGCTTCTAGTCTCAAAATAAATAATATAATTTCAAAAGAACACTTCGGTGAATTTGAATTGAATTGTAACATTTCCAACCGTTGTAGTTGTATGGAGTTAAAATATTTACGATATTCTTGTGTTAAAAATATTTTTTCAGTTGTACACTTTACATGTTGTGACGAAGGCGAGTCATACATACTTTCATATAATTCGGTTAGCAAAGGTTCTGCAGTATCATATGTATTAAAATTGGCATATTCATTCTCCGGTATTGGTTCTAAGTTATCTAAATAGTCTTCGCTAAGCATAGTATGTGACAATATAATTTCATCTTCTCGTAAGTTGTATTTTACATTTATTAAAGGGAATATATTACGGTCAAACATAAATGCACGTATTCTATTGTACCGCAAAATCTCGTCTGCCATTCTAGCAATATACATTACCTCGTTATTATGAGATGGATTTAGAAGATTCATTTTAGGTATAACAAGTTTACACTGCCCTTCTTTGTCAGTCTCTTTTATACAATATTTTGTTTCCGCGCATGTATTTGGATTTTTATTCGTTATGCAAGATGTAGTAATTTCGCTTATATTTTTTAATAATTCTTCGCTATAGTGACTATCACTGAATGTTACATACTTTGTTATAAGTTGTCTTATAAGAGTCTGCAAGTTGTTTAACTTAATTAAATATAACATGTCATTTCGTTTAATTGTTGATAACATCGACTCTTTTATTTCTATATTTTCGAATTTATGTAGCAAAATTCGAATGATAGTTCTAAACACATTATAAAAATTATTTTCCAAATATATGTATTTTACATACTTTTCTCTATCAGGGTCATCTTTAAGTCTCGAGTTAATTTCAGTATCAGCAATATTATAATCACTCGTGTTTATTATAGGTATATTAAATATTCCGTCTGTCCTATTACTTTCTGTCTCATTAATCAATACTGATATAAACTGGTCAGTTTCAGTAATAAGACCAACAATTTTCCCATCATCGATTACTTTGAAACGAGGCAAACAAGGTATTTTAATTTTACTATGAACGTAGTAAAGAAATGTAACGGTTTCTTCATAGGGTCGCCATAAGGATTCATCGTCAATATAATTTATTTGTGGTATTTCTTTATCTAGTGCGGATGGTTCGCACATTACGATACCCGAAAAGATTTCATTTGTTGACTCCTCTTCTTTTTCTATGAATATGCCAATTACTCTTCCGTCATAGTTTAAAATTTGGTTTAGTATTGTAAACCCGGCTCTGTTTACCCTTTCTTTCAACTCGTGTAAATGTATGTTTCTCCCAAACTCATATAGTTTTGGAAACTTCTTTGATGCATTTGCGGTCCCTTCGCGTGGAACACTATTGTATGGTTTGCATTGTCCATCATATGCGTTTTTGATATTTGTTATTATTTTTTTAAGCACAGGAGGAAGAGCGGCTTCTTTCACTTCGACACCACTTTCGTTTACATATTTGCGGAGTGCAGTATTTTTAATATTAAACAAACATGTAAGTTTACGCGGCTTTAATTCACGGGCTTCATATATTGGTTCAAAAATATTCGTATTTTTGATAGTTCTTTTTATTAATATTGCAGTTTGTCTATTACTGTCAAAAAATCCACTTGAGTAATGATTTGTGGGACACAAAACTTCGATATTATTTGTTATATCTCTATTCGATATTTGCAATATAATAAGGTTTATACCATCTTTGAATAGTTTTGGATTTGGTGTGCTTACAATATCCCATAAATATTCATGGTCGATGTATATACTTTTATTACTTACATATTTCTTAAAGTTTTCAAATGAACATACGACTTTTTTGAAGAAAATAAACTGAGCATCAGTATCTGACATTTTTGTAACTGATTTAAAAATAGCCGAGTCTCTATATTTAAAGTCCGGTTTTTGTAACATCAATCTAAAAACATCGTCATCTACAAGACAAATATCTGATTCTGATTCTGATTTTGATTCTGGTTGTTGCAAAAGCTGTCTCTGTCTCTGTGTCTGTATCTGTATCTGTGTCTGTGGTGTGGTAGGTAAAGAGGGTTGTGACTGTGACTGTGACTGTGACTGTGACTGTGACTGTGACTGTGATTTTTGTTGTCTTGGTTGTTCCTTTTTAGATAAATCTATATTACCATCTACGGCTACATCTTCTTTTGATGTATCTGATTTTGCTTTTGGTTTAAGTTCATCTTCTCCTTCTCTTTCTCTTTCACTTGATTCAAATCCCATCCTTTTTATATTTTGAGTATTTGCAACAGGAATCTCTGGAGGATTTGCAGAAGAACTAGTATCGGTATCTGAAACAAAATCTAGTAAATCATGTTCGTCACCTTCTTCGGCTTCTTCGCTGCTCGAATTATCACTATCACCCCCAATCATTTCTACATCACTAACACTTGACCGCGGTGTAGTTATATTTTGTTTTTGCTGTCTTATAGGCGTATCGATTCCTTTACTTAATTCATTATCACTTTCATCGATTTCGTCACTTTCAATGCTTTCGTCATCTTCATTGCGTTGCTTGTTTTCTTTTTTATTCAGTTTACTTACTTTTTGCTTATAGTTGAATATATTGATAAGTGTACCATTTTGATATGTCATAAAAGTATCAATATCGATTGCGTCTAAAATTATTTTTTTCATTTCCGAAATAGAAACTTTATTATTTTTCCCTGTAGTTTTTTCATTGTATTTTGAATAGATATCGGCAATTGCCCCTATAAAACTTTGATTTTTATTATTTTCACCTACTTGTGCACTGTTTTGAACACCTTTTTGTAATAAACACGAAACACCACTTTTTAAAACAGTACTTTTATCGTTTAGCGTACACATTTTCATGCTTTGTGAAAAGAAAGCCTGTAGTTGCGGCAATAAATACCCGTAAACACCATCTGGTAATTCTGCGCTACGTTCGGGACCTAAAATAACAAACTCTTTTTTAGCTGCAACAGTTCTTCTCATGGCAGCAGTTGCTGCTTCACTTAAACTGAATCGTGATGCCATTGTAGCGGGCGTTGATGGTTCTTGTTCTTGTTCTTGTTCTTGTTCTTGTTCTTCTGCAGGACCACCTTCTTCTACTATATCTACATCTTCTCCTTGTTGTGTTAACCGAGCAAGAGACTGTCGAATTGCTTGTGATGTTAACCGTGGTTCTTGAACTACAGCCTCTGCTCCTTCTTCTTGTTGTTCTTGTTCACCTTCTTGTTGTTCTTGTTCACCTTCTTGTTGATCTTGTTCACCTTCTTCTTGTTCTTCTTGTTCTAAAGCGCTTCTACCTAATCCACGAATGCGTTTTACAGGGCGTGCTTTAAATGCGGCATCTTTCCCTTTACATTCGAAACTTTTCGTATTAGGGTTACGTTGATTATGGACAGTTATACTGGGGCAACCACATGCTTGTCGCGCATTATTTTGCATATCTTTTGCAAAGTTTTGACTATTAAAACAACATGGTATGCAATATTTACTTCCAGCATTTTCTTTACTATTCACAAACCCTGGTGATTGTGATTTATATTCTCCAGTTTTTTTGTCAATATGATATTTATCTTCAGTAAACTCGAAAATGTATTTACCAGCAGGAATTGTTTCTGCACCTGGTGGTATAACAACATCACCTTCTTTTGCTTTTATTTTTTCCACTTCTTCGTGTGTTAAACTTACATTTTTTTTCAAGTCCCAGTATCTAGGACATATATACCAAAATTGTTTACTTTTTGATGACCCGTATTTCATAGCTCTGTCATATGAACCCGCGTGGTTTTCGTCAATATGTTTTTTTTCATCATCTGTTAAAATAATTGGCTGTCTTCTTACATTCCAGGGACACGAACGCGAATATTCCTTTACATTCCCTTCTGTATTTTTTGGAAACAATACAGGGTCCAACGAATATAATCTTTGAAAAACGGGATTAGGGTTTGCTAATTTTGCACCGGTAATATCGCGGGTTATTGTACCTCTTTGAAATAGTGTTACACTTTCCCCCGAATCTTCTTGCGAAGATGATGAAGCCGCTGCAGCAGATGCTGTTGATGCTTTTACCTTACTAGCTATTTGTATACCTGAAACATTGATAGGCTTTTTTGGTAGTGTTTTTGATTTTGCTATTGGTTTAGGTGTCTGGTCTTGTTCGGATGTATCTGAACTTAAGGATGGTAGTTCTATATCGGATATCTGACCTTGTTCTTGTTCTTCGTCACTTGAACTACCGCCTCCGCTTTCAACATTATCATCATCATCGCTACCAAACTCCATATTTTCAATTACATCTCCTTTATCTTCTTCTTCTTCTTCTTTTTCTTCGCTTTTATCAGTTTCATCGTCGCTTTCTATTTCGAAAGCATCTATATTTTCACCTTGCTGTTGTTCATCTTGTTCATCTTGTTCATCTTCTTTGCTTTTATCAGTTTCATCGTCGCTTTCTATTTCAAAAGCATCTATATTTTCACCTTCACCTTCTTCTTCTCCTCCTTGCTCTCCTTGCTGTTGCTCTCCTTGCTGTTGCTCTCCTTGCTCTTCATTAGGGCTTGTTATTTTTGGAACAGTTTCAGATTGTTCGCTAGTTTCTTTTACAGATTCTTCTTCGCTCTCACTACCACTACCACTTTCTTCGCCTTCACCTTCGCCTTCATCGTCGCTACCAAAGAAAATATCCTCTAAATCTGCATCATCGATTTTCTGCAAGTCTTCGGGTCTAGAAAAATTTTCAAAAACAAATGAATCATCTACAGGATTTGCTTCAGCCATCATTGTATTATCGGTAAGAACTGATTTATCGCCTTGCACAACAAACTCTTTTACTTCTTTAACTTGTCCTTGTTCTTTTGAACTAAATGATTTTTTACATAATTTTGCAATGTGTTCTCCAGATACATTTGTATTTGGTTCGGATTTTTTATAAAGCAGTAATCTTAAAAACGAGTCCACCATTTTTTCAATATGTTCCAAATAATAAATATTATCAATATTCTCAATATTTATTTCAAAGTTACCATTGGTTACTATTTGATATTGAATAATAGACGTGAAAAATCCAGGATGAACATTCACTTTTATTTTAGTTTGTTTACTCAACTCCGATAGCTGTAACTGATCTAATACATTTGAAACACGTCTTACAGCTTCTGTATATGATAAACTTTGATAGTTTTCCATTAGTCCTGTAACAACATCCGCTTGATAACTTGACTTAAGAAACTGTTGCATAATAAATGCATCAATACTTTCCATTTCATTATAGTTAGAAACACGTTTGTATCGCATTATGATACGCTGTCCTTCTTTATACTCTATCACATTAAATATACTAGATATACAGCCCATATTTTCAGGGATGTTGAATTTGAAGTCGTGAGGTAGTTTGAGAAGTGTTTTGTGTTTTATTTCTCGAATGATGACATTTTTGGAATAAAGACTATGAAATGTATTCATCGTGTATCCGTATTGTTCGATAAATGTGGCTACTTCTTGTATAACAGGGTTGACACTATTTGTAATAATTTTTGATATATGACTATCACTGAGAGGGTTTTCTAAGTTAAATGATATAAATATACTACCGTGATTATCAAATTCGCATTTTATCGGAACTTTATAGTCTCTTATATATTCCCCGTTAGAGTATTCTTCGTGTATCATGTGTATTAAAACCATTACACGTTTTTCTTGTTGTGTTTCTTTCATTAATTTTTTAATCTCAGATTTTTTAAGATACGGAATTCTTTTTCCATTTCTTGCGACTTTGTTTGCGTATAATCTGTACATTTTTTCGTCACGTTTATTCCTTGTTAACTTGATAAGAGGTTTTTCATCCGTCGTGTGTATTACTTTGAATAATATATCAATAGGGATATTAATGATAGAGTCTGGTTTAATTTCTATATCAATATAGGAAATACCATTTTTTATATATTTCAAGTCTTTGTCTTTTTCTTGTTGATAAAATACATCATAAAACAAGTCTACATTTTCTACGAGGTCTCTATATGACTTGTCATTTATTAACTCCGATGTAGTCTGTTCTAGTTCTTGACGATTTTGTTCCAATGCATCGATTGTTGTGTATTGTTTTTCTGCTAAGTATGGGTAATATATTTGTATCATAGTATCCAAAGTTAATGAGTCTGCTCCTTCTTTTTCGGATTGTTCGTTAAACATGTTGATATATTCTAATACATCGCTAGCAAGACATAAAAATATAGTATTACAAATAATAGGCTCATAATCTAACAGTATTGTTTTGTTTGTCGTCGAGATAATATTTTTTGCTCTGTCTTTTAAAAATTTATCTATTTCTATCACGTTAAAAGGGTTAACAGTAAAAGTATAATCGTGATGGTTGTAGGTTAGTTTTTGTCCGACAGGAATATCTTCAACAAGTGGAATAATAGATTCTTCGATAATCTCTTCTTCTTCTTCACCAGAGTCATCGCCATCACTATTACCACTATTACCACTATTACCACTATTACCACTACTTGTGTCTTTTTCTTTTTTATACCGAAAGAAAAGTTCAATAATATCTTCGTATGTATACACATCTTTTAGTTCATCTTTATTTGTTCTTAAAATAAGTTCACATTCTGGGTTTAGTGACCATCTATGAGAATTTGTTAAAAATTGAATAAGCGATGCTTTGGTTATAGTAGATGTATCATTATTTGATAACTTGTTATATAACCTCGTAGGAGTATATTCCGTATTTCTTTTAGAAAATATATATATCTCATCAAATGATGGTAAATTTTTTATTTTCATATTTGATATAATTTTTTTCTTTATTGTCTCAATAGTATCGTCTCCATATAACCTATCAAATGAAAAATCTACATTTATTTTATATGTAAAAATATTTTCTAGTTCCGTGTTACTAAATATATCATTAAAATATATGTAATCTTCATCCGATGGGTTTTCTTCACTATTTTCGCTTACTTCTCCTTCTTTCATGATGAATTTCTTTTCAACGTATGTTCGAAATTTTTCTTTTAACTCGTCTACAGATATTTCCCATATTTTTTTTGTTACTGGGTTTGTTCTTCCATAAAAAACAATAATTTTTGCAGGGACTTGGTCTCCATCTATAAAATTATTATTTATATAACTTAGTTTATATATATCTCTTTTAATTTTATCATCCATGGTATAATATATATATATAATAAAGAATATGTTTATATATTAGATAATATGTTTATATAATATTATATAAATGAAACTAAAGTTAATAGTAGCAATGTGTAAAGGGAATGGAATAGGATTCGGTAATAATATACCTTGGAAGATAAAAAAGGATTTACTTTACTTTTCGAATAAAACAACAGGAGAATATGGAAAACGTATAAAAGATATTCAAAAAGGTACAGTAAGTACTTGCGAAGTATATACTAAAAATATAAAAAAGAATGCAATTATAATGGGGAAAAAAACATGGTTGTCTTTACCTAAGTATCCCGAGCCGCTTAAAAATAGAGATAACATCATACTATCCTCATCTACTCCAGAAAGTATAACATATAGTTCTGAATATGATTTTGATTATGATTTAATTGTTCATTTATCATCAATCTCTCGTGTGATGGATTTTTGTATGTTGCCAAGTTCTATTTTAGGTTATGAAAGCGAGATATATGACCTTTTTAAAAAACATGAGATGAATGAGAACCGTGAGATTAATCAAAAATCAATAATACAAAATAATAATTCAACATATGATGAAATATGGATAATCGGTGGAGAACAAATATACAATACTTTTGTAACAGAAAGTTTAAACACAAATACAAACATGTTGATTAATGATTTTTACATTACGTATATTGATAAGCATTATAAATGTGATACATTTTTTCCTAGTATAGAAAATATGAATCTTTACTATATTTCTTCATTTTCAAGATGTGATAGTATAGATGAAAATATTGGGTTACGTGTTCCTGTATACTATATTGTATTTTCTATCATTGATTATGATAGTAAAAAAAACATACAAAAAAAATACGTGGAAAATCATGAAAAGTCTAAATATTATTATTATTATTCGTCTGATGACTGTATTTGTGACTATATCACAAATGATAATATGGATTCATTCATGTGGTGTATTATAGCGTGTTAAGGTGATACATGTATGACATAAAGTCGTCGTTCTAAATAGTAAATACTCTATTTGGTACACAACTTCCACAGTCTCTTTTTTCTGTATCAGGGGAACATTTTTGATAAGAAGATAGTTCCATTGCAAGACGAGAATTATTTTTTAAGTTATTTTCGAATTTTTTATTGTCACATACCCACGGGCAGTCGTATATCGTAGTACCAGATTCGTCTACAGTTTGTTCGCATTTTTTTTTATCTACATTATCGAGTCTTACGCATCCTGTTAAACATTGTTTTTGAAAAAAACCAGATAATCTGTCAAGTATACTTGAAACACGTGGATTAGAAGTATCTAAACTTAAACCTTCTATCAGCGTTGCATGCATAGAATTAACATATATTTGGTAAAGTAGTATACCTACACCAAATGTAAATATAAATAAAAAAAGAAAATATTTAGTTTTAAAGAGTTTCGAATTTATTTGTGTTAAATTCATAATATATTATATATAACGTCTATAAAATCTATATAATATATTAGTTTAATTTGTTATAATATTTGTTATATGAAAATTGTTATAATATTTATTTTTTATACAACGGGCTTTCATTAATTACCATACTGCAATAAGAAATGGGGTATTTGGAGTAGTCTACGGGTGTGTATACGTGACACCGGACTGCATTTTCGAGGAGGAATTTAAAGTTGTTCCAGAATTCTTCTTTATGTCCGATACTTTCTGACATTGTATGGGCTAGTTCGTGTATAGCTACAAATGTGAGCGTATTTTCATCAATTAGTGTATCTCCTGTTTTTGTAGTATTCAAACAGAAAGCTATTTTTTCACCTTTGTTTTCACTGTATGCGGTGTGTTCACTTTCGGGGTCATTTTCAATGATAGTTTGAGGGTTGAAATTTTTTACAAGTCGTTGTACATTTTCATATGTCGGGTAAGTTTTCTGCATAAATCCGACAAGTTTTTTCATTTTTTGTGTAACAGTTGCTAATAAGTCCGCAGCCATTTCAAGTTTAAGACGTTCGCGAACACAGTACTTATTTCCGTCTACACTCGAAGTAATACATTTTAAATGTGACATATCCGAACCAAAGTATATTTTAACACATATTATGATAATAATAATAGATAAAATATATCCGATGGCATTTATTTCCATACTATAGTGATAATATTATATATTATATAAATAATAAATAATAATAGCATTATTTATTATTACGTAACTAAAAGTAGTTAAACGTAGTTAAATATAACTACATCTATACTCTAATATAGGATATGGGATATGGGATATGGGATATGGGATATTTTACTGAGGACCGCATCCAACTTCAAGAGGTTGGCGGAATGAGTCAGGTTCGATAGTAGTGTTGTTCCATGGGCTTACTATGAGCTGAGGATTGGGGGGTTCAGACCGAACCTGCTGGTTAGCATTTCTTAGACTGCTACCTACTGAGTCAATGCCAATGAGGTAACCTGCATTCAAAAAGTTAACCCCCATAAAGTCACCACTACCCATTGGTTTTAAGCCCCATCCACTGTTATTATCGTTTGGAAGGAGGTCAGATGGGTTATTGGTATTTTGACTAGTGCAGTTTGAAGGCATACCAGCAATACCACTGTCACTTGAATTTATAGGTGCATAGTCAACGAAGAAAGTACCGTCGTTTGCTCCAGTGGGATTACTTCCACTACCAGAACTGGAACTGGAACCGGAGTTTTGGTTGTTGGATGAACTGTGGGAAGAGTTGCGTCGGTTCACTGATTCGTAGTTCTCGGGACTGAAGTTCTTATTTGAAGAATAATTGTAAATAACATAAATAAGAACCAATCCTCCTAAAAGTAAAAGAACGTGATGTGCCTTGAAAGTTTTCTGTAATTCTTTGAGCATCGTTATATAAAATAAAAGATAAAATATTTTTATAATTTTAATATTAATTACCAAATATAAATTATACGCCTTAAGTAATTAAATAAAATTAACTAAAATATCTAAAGCTTGCTCTACTTGAAATATTAAATTTATATTTTTAAATAAAATACAAATTTAATTTATATATTTCTTAATCATTCTGAATGACTCTTAATCGTTCTTAATAATTTATAACATGATTTCTATATACAAAATGATGTAGGTCTAGTTAATTATGAATCGGAGTCTTCATCATTATCTGAACTTTCTGAACTCGATGAGTTGCTGAAGTCCGAATCTGAATCATCAAGCATGTACGTTTTTTTAATTTTTTTTACTTCTAAATAAGCATCGAAAGCCAGTTTTCGTGCCGTTCTCGCTTTTTCTTTTGCTGCAATATATATTTCATAATAAATATCGTTTGGTTTTTTTAATATTAAGTTTTCTTCATTTTTTATTTCTAAATCTGCGTCTGTAAGTTCTGTAAGTTCTAAAGACTCTATTTTTTCTAAATTATTTGGGCTGCTTTTTGTTTCAGCATTATCATTCTCTTTTTTGACATCACTGTTGGTACTGTCCTCCTGATTTTCAGTCTTATTATTGTTTTTATTATCGTCCTTGTCCTTGTCCTCGTCCTTGTCGTCGTCCTTGTCCTCGTCCTTGTCGTCGCCCTTGTCGTCGTCCTTGTCGTCGTCCTTGTCGTCGTCCTTGTCCTCGTCTTTGTCCTCGTCTTTGTCCTCGTCTTTGTCCTCGTCCTTGTCGATATCTCCTTTATTTTTTAAATCAAGTTTAATACTACTTTTAGTATTTATTATTTTGTCTAAATTGTGTTGTGTATGGGGTTGTATATCTTCAGGTTTGTTTTTCGAAGATGATTCGTGTATATTTTGAGACATATTAGGTAACTCTATCAAGACCGGTTCTGAATCTTTTGTATGTTCGGATTCGTCTTTATGTTGATGATTGTGTTTAGATTCTGTCATAGAAACAGGTGTTGTTATGCTGCTGGATTGTATATTTTTTTTGATAACACATGACTGGAATACTGGTTTATTCGACATGATAAGAGCTTGGCGAAGAATAATTTCAAACTGAAAACTTTTAGATGTAAATTTGATGCCTTGTATTTCTAAAACTGTTATTAAATCATTTTCCGGTTTTATATCATCTAGAGATAGTTTATTTTCACTTTCATCGAATACAAAACATGTTGGCATTTTTACAAGGTTTTTAGATGGTGCTATACAGGCTCGAAGTAAGTAGTATTTCCCTGCTTTAAAAGGTCGCAAAGTAGCTGCAAAAGCATTTTCTATATCATTTTGGTCAATATCGTTTGTAAACCATGAATTCCTTTTATCGTGAATTTTTTCTACACACGATTTTTCTAAATTTTCCATAAACTCTATAAATTTAGAGTCGTCAGATGAAAACATAAGGTCAATATAAGATTTTTTTCCTGATGAAGATACAATACCCTGTTTAGAAATACATTTAGGAGTTTGTACATAAAGTACATCATTATTTACATTTAACTTCGTAAAAAAAGAACCACCGTGTAATGGCTCCGGGTCAGTTAAAATAAGTTTACTAAAATCAAAAGTATCATAAATCGTACATATATTCGAGGGAGAGTTAATATCCATTTAATGCTTAAGGAGAAAATATAGATAATAATAACACGCAAAAAATCTACAATAATTATATTTTTATAAATTAATTAGTAATATTTAAATACTTAGAACATCATAAAATAAAATAAAATAAAATAAAATGAAAGAAACAAAAGATATGAAAGATAAAGTTACTGATTATTTTCTAGATTTTATTAAAAAAGATGAAGTTAAAAAAGAATTAAAAAATTTATTTAAACCAATTATCAACTTAATATTAGAAGAAATATACCCATATATTTACTTATCGTTGCTTCTAGTTGTAATTAGTTTTTTTCTAGTTTTAGGAATATTTATTATGTTAATTAAAAGTAACAAAACTATATAATATGCAAAACTATATAATATGCAAAACTATATAATATGCAAAACTATATAATATGCAAAACTATATAATATGCAAAACTATATAATATGCAAAAATATACAAAGTATGCAAAAATATACAAAATATACAACTATTATCTAAATAATTATTTTTTCTAACTAGATAATATAAGATATGACAAAGTCTAGAAAAAGTTACGGTAGAAGTAAAAGTAGTAGCAGAGGTAAACGAGGTGGATCAACTGCTCCATTAGCTTCAGGTGCTTATCCTGGAAGTACCGTAAGTGGTGGTCAGTGGTCTACGTCTGTTGGTGGCAATCCTGTAGCCCAAGCTGCGAATAGTTTTCAATCTCTTCAAGCAAAAATTGCTGCTGATTCTGGTGGTGCTGGCGTAAATCCCGGATTAGCTAGACAAATGATGGCTGGTCATGCTATGGGTCAGACGGGTGGTGGTTCTCGGCGTCATAAGCATCGTGCTATCAGAAATGGTTCTAAAAGAATGCGTAAAAGTCAAGCGCAGATGCAAGGACAAACACAGAGCCAAACACAGAGCCAAACACAGGGACAGTCAGGTGGTATGTTTGCAACTTTTGGAGCCCTGCTTAAGGAAGCTCTTGTCCCCCTTGGTTTATTAGCTGCACAGCAAGCTTATGGAAGAAATTACATGAAGAAAAATAGAACTAGAAAGAACAGGAAATAAGGGGTACGTATATTTAGTTCTGTATAAAGTAGAATATGTAAATGTGTAACTATTTAAAATAATATGTAAAAATAGTTTAGATATTATTTGTAATAATATAATAGATACTTGCATTATAAATACTAACGAATAACAATGAATAAATCTCCTGCTATGAGTACAGGGACGAATCATTTAGACAAAACGATTCAAAATTGGGTTGAACTGGATAACGAACTTAAGAAGTTAAACGAAAGAGCAAAGGATGTAAGGACACGTAAAAATGATATAGAAGATAAAATAATGACGTATGTTGAAGACAATAATATGAACAATAGTGTAGTGAATATAACAGACGGAAAGCTTAAATTTTGCGAGACAAAACAGATATCGCCGCTTACGTTGGGATTTTTGGAGAAATGTTTAAGTGAGGTAATTGCAAACCAGGGACAAGTAAAACAAATTGTAGACTATATTAAAAGTAAACGCGAAACAAAAATGGTTCCTGAAATTAAAAGATACTATAATTAACCGGGTATATTAGAATTAGTTAAAATATTTGAACTAATTTATATACATAATATAGGTAGTATATATTATGAACGAATATCAATCAGGCGGAGGAGATAAAAAAAACGACTTGAAACTATTTCCTTTGCGCAACGAAGACCTTGTTTTTAGTAAAAATAGCGATGGTGTATTAAGCTGTGGATATAAAGTAAGTAACGCTCTTCTGAACGCTACTCTTGGTATGCCTATGGCTGGTGGTGCTGGTGGTGGTAACAAGTCTCCAAAAAAAGAAAATGGTAAAGGTAAAAAACAGGAGAAACATGATGTTGAACCAAAAACTGCAAAATTAATGGAAGATTTAGTTATTCCATCTAGTTTATATTATGGTAAGCCTGTAAATAATAGTAAAGTATTTAACTATAAAAAAGGTAAAAAAGACAAAGGAGACAAAGATAAAAAAGGTAGGGACTCATCTAGTGACAATGAAAGCTATGATGATGATGATGTTATTGATGAGTCGCTTTATGATAAGTTATTATCTTTAGTGAGCCTCGACAAAAAAGTAAAATATGATAAAAAGACGAGAAAACATACTGATGGTCGTGCTAAAATAAATATAAATAAGGATGAAAATCACACGAATGATGAGGATGACAATAACAATAACAATAACAGTAACAGTAACAGTAACAATAAAAATAAAAATAAAAACAAGAAAACTAAAAAAGTGCGGTTTGATTTGTAGTAACCATACTATTGAATATTGTGACGGATACTATTGAATACCATGTATCATTTATATGATGTAAGATTTTATATCATATAAATTATTATAAACTATTATAAACTATTATAAATTATTATAAACTATTATAAACTATTATAAATTATTATAAACTATTATAAATTACTATCATTGTTGATAATTATCAAGATTTTAACCATTTTTTTGTAAGTGTAATATTTACACTTTCTAGTGCTCCTTCTACCCATCCTTGATGAATGCTAATTAGTTCCCCAACAATAATAATATTTTTATCTGGGTGTTGGGTGGTTTTTATAAACTCTTGTCTATTTTTAAAATTAGATGTAAGAGGAGTATAGTAATGGGTACCATTTTTCCAGTAAAAATCTTTTATACTTTCTATATGTAGCTTACCCTCTAATTCTAATGACTTTTCTAGTAGATTGTTTATTATGTTTCTATTTTTTTCATTGTTTTTAAAATATTTTTTGAAAAAGTCGGCATCATTGTTATCGCTATATACAACCATATAAACACCCTTGTCTGGATTCATAGGTATGACTTTTTGCATTGGTCCAGGTATTACAGTTACACCTTGTATTTTTTCTTTAAGATATGGTATGGAGTCTTTCGTGAATTTTGCATATAAACGTAAAAATGGTTGTCCTTTTATTTGAGAATATAGACTAGGATTTGGTGATATATTGTGAATTAATTTTGTTACAGCATCTATATCAGTAGCAATGACAATTTTTTCACAATAGTATTTAATATTTTTTGTATTGTTTGTATTGTTTTTATTTTTTGTTATAATTTCAAAGTAGTTATCTTCTTTGTGTATTTGTGTGACTTCTGTATTATTAATTATATTTTTACCCAAAGAAGCAACTATTTTGTCTACTAATGTTTTCCATGGAACAGAAAACCCTACCCACTTATTATAGTTATCATCAAAATTATAGTTATACAAGGTATCATATACGTCTTCGTTTTCATAATCTGAGTATCCAGCACATAGTACAAAATGTTTATATGCGTCTTCTCCTAAAATATTTTTAGCATATTGTCTAAATGTTTCGTGGGTTTTTGTAACTTTATTTTTATTCTCTTTTTCGTATATTTTTTTTAAATGCAAAAATGTAGATTTTACATGACATGGAGGGTCTATCGAACTAGCATAGTTATGTTGAGTTTCAAACTGTTCAATGGGTATTTTAAAATCTTTCATAAGTTTTAATAAAAGTTTATCTTTATTTTTTCTTCCTATTCCGGCACCTGTTACTACGTCTGTATTTTCAAAACGAACATTATATGCCCTTCCACCGAATAGTTCATCTCTTTCTATAACTATAAACGATAACTCTGGGCATAACTTTTTAATATTTAATGCTGCATATAATCCTGACATACCGGAGCCTACAATGATAGTATCATAATATAAAGACATGTGTTACTACTTTTAACTGGTACTTTATTTTTATTATATAATATATTTTTATTTATATTATATAATACTTTTCAGTATTTAACCACGTTTAACCATGTTTAACAATGTTACCCTAAAATACTCCAGCTATTTTTATTAAACGGTGAAAGCAATATTTCTGGAACGCGTTTCTTCCAATAGTCAAGTTTCTTTTGTAGTTCTATATCTTTCATACTTATAGGATATACTGGAGTATTAGTCATATTGTTCTGCTCTGCTGGTGTTATATTCGGTTTAAACCCATAACAGTTTACACCAAATCGAGCATTAGGGTTTCCTATTTTACCACCATTGATACCGGGTCTTCCACAGTCATTTTCGTGTCCTTCAATCGTCTGTAACTTATCCCATGTTTTTTGTTGCGTTGGGAAAAGCACCATTTGTCCATCAGACCATCCATAGTTGCACCATTCTGCACCTTTATTGTATGCCTCTTCTATTTGATTATAAGTAGCTAGTTTCCCACCGTAGGCTTGACATATTGCCTTTGAGTCGTCAAATGTAAAGTTGTTACTTGGAATGTTGAATACTTCTTTTTTTATTTTTAATTGAGGTACAACACTTTCACTAGGAGGTTTTTGAACCGTCAAATCTATTTTTGGTTTGTCTGTAAAAATATCTTTTATAGATGCAGTAAAGTTGATATTAAAAAAATATTGAAAACCATTTATAATGATAAGAACAATAAAAATACCCCACAGTATTACTTCTAGTGTTCTTTTTCCGGTTGTTTTACCTTCACCAGCGCCACTACCAGAACCCGGCGACTCCATTCCGCCACTACCATCATTACCTTTTCCTAAAGATGAAAACAAAATATAGTATAAAATACTAATAACAACAAACGCAAGTAAAATAACAATGCGTGTTGTTGCACTAGACGCATCCAGTTTGTTGACACCTTTTGTTGCTAACTCACTTATATATGTTACTGGGTTTCCTTCTATCCCTGTTAATGAATTATAACTTATACTCATTTATTATATTTTCTATATAATTGTTCTATATATATAATTCAACTAATTTTTTTTTTTCGATAAAACAGACAATATGGCGTATTTCCACTAATTATATTGTCGTTTACTAATATTTCGGTTACTTGTGTATCGTTAAAATTATACCATTTTCCATTCGAATTTTTTATTGTAGCACTATAATGACCACCATCAATATGTCCATGGTGATTACAAATAGCATATAAGTCGTATATATATGTTTCTTTCGCATACCCTTCTACATATTTTGAAAAATCAACATTGTTAATTGGAATATCTATAAATTGTTGATTCTTTTTACTTTTTCCATTTATAGATGTTATAAATCGCTTAATATCAATTATCATTATGTTTGGAAGACTCCAAAATAACATTCTTTTATTTACATCTTGTTTTTTACTTTCTTTTTCATTATACCATGCATTTTCGCCTTCCAATAACTCACATTCACATTGTTTATCGAAGCAGTCAAATAATGTTACGTTTTTATTTGCATTTTTTATTTTTACATCTTCTTTTGATGGGATAGGAAGATGTATCAACATATACGGTTCGGGACGTAAACTCAAGTAGTTTAAACACTCCGCGTGACTTGCTACTGTGTCTTTCTCTTTTTCATAAGCCGGTGTTAATACAGATACGTGTATTCCAAAAAATATGTTCAAAAATTCAGAATAGTCTTTTGTATACTGCATCTTCATCATTTCATAACACGCCTTCCCCATTTCATCTTTTTTTGTTTTTATATTTCCCTTAATGTCCATAATAACTTCACGCGTTAGTGCATTATGAAATGAGTCAAATAAAAATAATAGAAACTCGGGTAAATCATTTTGCGACCATCCAGTAAATAAATCGCGATTCGTAATTTTCGCAATACGTTGTATCGTATTTATAAAACGCCCCGGCGAAATAACACAGTTCTGACTCCACATCAGTTTGCGAAGGTCATCCCACTCTACTAAAAGAACCGATTCTGGTTTATTATTTAAATGTTTCTTATATTCACCTTCCCCCTTTGATAAAAAATCATTTAATTCATATGTATGTGAAAGACATTGTATACATGCATTTATAAAACAGGTATTTCCTAAATTTGCTAAACCAGTTATACCTTTGTCATTATATTGAGCAAATCTATTATGTGTACCAGGGTTTTGTTCTGTCATTATAGATATTTATGTATTTTAGTTATCGGGTTGGATTGTGTTTAAATAGATGTGGTATATATTATTAAAGCAAATAGTATTTAATATTTAAATGCATTTAATATTTAAACATATGTAATATAAATAAGTATATATCTACACAATAAAAAGATGTCTAGAAGAAATGATGTGAACAACCATAGTGGTATATATTTTGATAGTCAACTAAGAGGATATAGTCGAAGACATTCTTATTACGACGATGCTTATAATATGGATTTTGAATATAGTTATCTTGATTTAGTGAGTAGTTTTGGAAGATTTGTTTCAAGGACTCATGAGATGTATTCTAATATGGAAACATGTATATCAAGAATGATTGCAGTTCAGCATGAAAGAAGAAGGTTACTTAATAGGCGAAGAGAAAATGCTCGTAATAACCGTGAATTGCACGAACAACGGCACTCTGTTTCCAATGATAACGATAATGATAACAACGATAATAATGATAATAATGATAACAATGATATTGATATTGATAACAATAATAACAATAATAACAATTCTTCTATTTTAGAAGAATCTCGTGCTTCTCAAGGTTCTCATATTACAACCAACGATGATACACTCAGTAATCGTACTAGCATTATAGGAGCAAATACTAATCTTTTAACTCGTACTGTAAGAGAACCGAGAGAATTAAATAGTAATTCAAGAACTACAACAGTACCAAACTTACCAACAAGTCCATTATTTGATATAGGTAGTTTTTTTTACTCAGTACCTCGAACAGTTTTACTTAATCCAAATACTACACCAAATAGAAGGAGAACGGGAGGATTAACTATTTCCGAAATAGAAGAAAATACCGAAATAATGACGTATGGTTCAATTCCTCCAAATTATATTTTGAATACCGAATGTCCTATTACAAGAGAAACGTTTACTCCCGATTCAGTTGTTTTAACTATAAAACATTGTAAACATTGTTTTGTTCCTTTTCGAATGATGAGGTGGCTTGAAACGAACTCAACATGTCCTTTATGTCGCTCTAATGTTGTAAGAGCAGTGGAAACACCAGATACAAATACTACCTCTAGTAGTAATATTGAGAATGCAGCCAATGCGACCAATCCTATCAATGCAGTCAATCAGACTAATGCGACTAGTACAACTAGTAGTAGTAATAGTAGTAATCAAAACAGGGGAAATCGTCCGGTTGATACTAGTAATCTTAATATATCAGATATATTTACAACTCTTATACAAAATAGTAACAATGATTTTAATAACCTTTCAGTAGACAACCTAAATGATAACTCTATTATGTTTTCTTTTGATTTACCTGCGAGTCAGTTAAACAGACAAAGGGTTGAAAATAGTCCACTTTTTATTCCTCAAATTGAAAGGCTTCTTGCAAATACATTATCTAGAAGTATTGGTAACAATACTACAAATAATATACCAATAAGTGATACAATGCCTTCCGAAACAACTACTTCTACAACAACCACGACTATCAGTAATAATGATAATAGCGACAATGATAACAACGACAATGATAATAGCGACAATGATAACAGCGACAATGATAACAACTATCTGGAAGTAGATTAAGGTGTATATAAAATTGAACTATATAATTTGTAAAAAATATAAATACAGCAAAAAACAGAGGAGTAAAGGAGTTTCAGAAAAATAATATTTACATGACAAGAAATTCATTCTTTATGTATCCAGACAATAGCTTCGATAGTGGCAATGGTTCATATTTATATAGGTTATCATTTATCAACATATTTTCGCATTTGACTGGCTGTGTATTTTATTTGTATCACATTATCAAAAAAGCGATTTCAATCTTGTGCTGGTTACTTACAATAATAGTTTCATTATTCGGCTACTACTTGATGTGGATTAGTTTACACTATGTCGCGGTTCATTTGTACCCGATGTACTGTGCTCCATTTACGATAACTGGTTTTATTCTCTCTCCGTTCATGGTTTCGGCACCACATTGCGTGGCAATGAGATGGTTAGTCATGGAAGGTTCGAATGTTATTGTTACAATGTGGGTTTCGATTGGAGCATACGCAATTCATCAAATGTTAAGAAGACCAAATAATGTATAGAATGTAGTTTTACTATTTTACTATTTTACTACTTTGGTATAAAAAAATAATATACTACCAATATACTATTTTTTTATATTTTTATGTATACTACTACTACTACTACTGCGTTTACTATACATACTAAGCCTTCTTGAAGAAGTTCATTATATTCTGATTCCCTTTTGTTGAATTATCTATCTCTATCAAATATTCATCAAACAATATCTTCTTCACCTCTTTATTACGTATATCCGCTATCTTCTTCTTTATTTTTTCATCACTCGATTCATCTTTCAATTTATCCACCCATCCATCAATCGTTCGCTTCAACCCCGGCACCTGTCTCTTATAACTCGGAATATTCTCCAGTACTAGTGCAAACACCTGTTGTATCGGTTTCATAATCTGATTCGTAATATAGAAAGCATAGTTCGGTTTAATTTTATTCGCCACGATGAAGTCAGGGTGTTCGATTTTATCACCCTGCAATGCTTTTTTATCTGGGTTTTGGATATAGACAAACGGAATACGGTCTCCAATGCTTGGTTTATTTCCTGGGTCACGCTTACCCATACGGTCAGCTAATACTTTATGCGCGATTTGTGCTGGGTTTTTATAGCCACTTCGCAGCGACTTTGAGATGATAAGTTTATCCATCGGAACCTTCTCATCTACTAAATTTTGTAGTGATGCTTTTAGAAACTTTATTGCCGTCTCCACGTTTTGTTCCTTCATCAGAATATCAATCACGCCTCCATAAATATCCTTTACAATCGGCGCATTGTCGCGGCGTTTCAAGACAATTCCCATACTTTTTCGTTTCGGTTTTTCCGGTTTGTCCTCATATAGCATGCCAATATATCGCTTCTTCGAAAGGAGACAAAACGGCATCAGCGTCTTCTCATATACCCACGCATGTGGCGACTTCAAGAACTTCGTAGCAAGATGACCCACCTCTTTTGCAAACTCAATCGTAATCTCTAGTGCATCCTTTCCGCGAATTGGTTTGCCATCCGGTGTAGCAAGATTAAATGTGAAGAATACAGAATCCGTGTTGTGAACTATCATATTTCCAATTCCTGCTGCAAAATGGTGGTTTTCGGTTGTAAGGTCATATACATATTCTCCATCGGGGTATGAAATTTCGTGTATTTTTTTAACAAGATTTTTATTTTTATTTTTATTTTTATTCTTTTCACTATTTTCTCCATTGCCATCCTTTGATATTTTTATTATATAGTTCGATGTTCCACTTTCACTTTCAATATTGTAGTCTAATGAAAGCGTATGTCCATGAAAACGACTAAGCTTATCCCATTGAACAGCGGCTTTATATTGCGATTCAGGTACACATACTTTATTGCCCATATTAATCCGAATATCATCACGATGTTTATATGTATCATGTTCAAAGTGTAACAACTCCGTCTTATTTTTAATAACATCCTTAGGAGATATTTCCTTACCAGTTATGTCGACAAGCGAATGGTCATCGGTTACATCTACTAATCCGGTATGTGTCAGCACACGCATCATTTTTTTATGAGGTGCCAATCTATGACGAATAATTCTATGAAGTTTTGTCCACCCTTTATCTGACCATGTTTCGATATTCGATGATGGAATCATTTCGCAATATTCTTTTCCCTCTTTACCTTCCTCTTTGCTATAAACCCATCCTGTCGCATCCCCATATAACTCAACCAGTTTATCTATTGTTATAATATTCATTTGTCCGCCATTCTCTCTAATATATATCGGCGTATAATTCGCAACACTGTCACCATATATATACTCAGCTTTCGTATTCACAAAACCGAATTTTTTCGACTCCACCTTCGCATCCCCATACACTTCCTCCACAATGCGTTTCCCATAGGTTAGCAACTTACGTCCTGTCGCCGTCGTCGATGCCGCGATATCCACATCATAAAACGTACTCGTCTTCGCACCACATTGTCCATATAGTGAATTCGCCGTTACCTTATAACCAAGTTGTCGTTTGTCTAAAATATTCGCCATAAAGGGGTCCTCTGTTGCTTCGGCGAGTTTGCGCGTAGCTTTGCGGGCTGCGAGTAGTTCCTCAAGCACAGTCGGCATAATCGCTTTCACGCCATCTTTGGGCTGAGCAAATCGGCAAATTTTAGTACCATTTAGGGTTTTAATTGCACGTCCACGTTGATTCGGAACCCATTTATATGTATCATATGTCACATCCACGTATTCATAACCTGGCATATTATCATAGATATAATTTCCCGAGATGTCTTTTACGCCAGTTTCGCGAACTAGTTGTCCTGCCAAGTCGAATTCCTTCGTCCATACTTTACTATCCTGCGACAAATTCTCGCTAATCATGGAAGACGGATATAGAGACGAGTAGTCAAGACATGCCACGGGATTGTCCAGATACAAATTGCATTTCGGCGGAAGACAAATCGCGCCCTCATAACTCTCATTCCCGAAACTTTTTTCAATCACAGGCATCAGTGTGCGTTTCTCTCGGCATTTTTTCGCAATAAAACTGGTGAGCTTAATGCTTTGTCCACGCAATACGAGGAAACTAATCGGTACACTGCAAATCTTCGCCATCTCGATATATCCGGTCATCACATCGATTTTGTTCATAAGATGATGAACCAAGTTACAATCCTGAATACAGTATTTCGCAATAATCGCGCGCTCGGCTGGTCCCTCATTTGTCATGCGAAAGATATCTTGCGGAGTTACATCGTCTTTTGCCAACCCCCAGCGCACTGACTTTGTCATATCCGGGCTCTCGTGTCCTTCAACCTCGAATGTTTTGTCGGCTGCATTGACATTCGCGACTTTGAATTTTTCGCCATCTTTATACATGTCCGTCGAATGACTCGACTCCTCAAAATGTATATAGTTTCCATTCTCAAGACCCATCAAATTCGAGCTCGTGACTTTTGTATTTCCATTCGGCAAGTGTTCGAGTTTCTTCACGCCATCTCCAATAAAATACCCAGCACAATAGTCTAACTTGTATGATGTCAAGTTAAAGTCGCGGCGGAAATAATTGTACAAGTCAATCTGAAGCCGCCCCTTCATTTCAATATAACGCAAGTCATGTTGTCCGCTTGCAATGACGATACTGCTTTCCTTAATACATATTTTACCTGTATTATAGTCACGTGACCCGCAAAACTCGCCCTTATTTCGCGACAACTTGAGGAATTCGTTTTCGCATGAGTTTTCGAGAGCACGACGAAACATGAACTCAAAATCAAAACCGCAAATATTGTAGCCAATGATAATATCCGGATTTTCGCGCTGGATTATATCGGTCCATGCCAGCAACAATTCGCGCTCGGTTTTACATGTCTGAATCTCCGAATTAGCCACCTCGTTCGTCAATGCGTCGCATGTATCGAGAACGACACAGTGGTTGAGATAGGGGCGTTTCTCGCCGTATGTGAGGAATGTCGAGCCGATAAATGTGACCTTGTCTCCTTCGACAGGTGGGAATATTTCTTGGAGTGAGATGTTCAATTTGTTGATTTTTGTTTCGCGGTCGATTTTGTCCAGTGGTGATGTAATCAGATGAATGACTGTTTCCTTTTGTATAGGTGTGGGAGGAGGTTGTTTTGCTGCTGCTGCTGCCGCCTTTGTAGCCTTTTTCGGTTTTCCTTTTGCAGAAGATGCTGAGGAAGGAGAGATACCAGCATACGCCATCATCAAACGATTTGCCTCTTTGTCTTCTTCGTCTTGTTTGTTTTCATCATTTTCGTTGTTGCTAATATCATCACCGTTTTCTTCTTCATCATTCTCTACGATGTCAATATCTACATCTACATCTATATATTGCTCTTCGGCATCATTGCCGTCGTCGCCATCCTCGCCATCTTCCGCATCACCACCATCTTCTTCATCGTGTGCTTTGTTACTTTCAGCAATTTTTTCAAACATTTTCTCAATCGTATTGCTTTCCTTTAAGGCTTCATTCATTTTAAGGTCAGGAATATGAAACGAAACCCATACATCGAATAATGTAGCAAGACGCTGTTCTGATACTTTAAACTTTGTATAGATGCGGTCAATATCTGGGTGCGCCGGTGTGCCATAGCCAAATGCTGTAAATATAAGTTGTTTCAAAAGTGCGGGAGTGATATGCTCCATTGCTTCGGCGGGTGTCGTTGCCCCCGTGTTGCGACAAATTGCATCACATACATCCACAATATTTGTAGCGAGTTTTTTATACGTCTTGATTGGAATTGGGAAGTCTCCGTGACTACTGCTAGCTTCAATATCAAAACTGCATATCTTATATGGCACAATCGTTTCCTTATTGTTGAGCGGGACAATATCACTTGATGCAATCTCATATTCATAATTACATGTCGTCGTCTTTAGAGCACCACGCGTCTGTTTCGCCTTCTTTGTCTCAAAACCAATCCATCCCGATGGACTTATATCATGAACGTGAAAGAATCGCAAAATAGGTGGAATATTCGCTTCATATATTTCCGTTCTTGTATTGAAATAAGGATACCCTTCGCGTCGCAATATTTGTTTGCCACCTTTGTTCTTAAACCACATATTTTTCACCTTATTCATCGTCGCCACATTTTTGAACTTTATCAGAATAAACTTGTGTTCCTTCCCTCCATCAAACCCGTACAACTTCTTCCTCTTGATGAGTTTCGACTCCACATCTAAAATAGAGTTCTCATAGAACCTACCGACTTTCTCTTTTAAATGTGTAATAAATGCCCCCTTTTGGGGTATTGTCCATTCGTCGCCGACTTTGATATAGAAGAATGGTTGATAGTCGCGAACGAATATGGCACATGTTTCGCCTTTTTCGTTTAGACCGAACATTTGAATTGTTGTGAATCTTTCATCTTTTTTATACTTTTTTTCGCCGGGAGTGTCGTCTTCTTCGTTTCGTCTCCAAGGTTCTTCTTCGTTACCTCCATCTGCATCTTCGCCGTCATCTTCTTTTTCGCGTTTTTCGTCAAATATATTGAAGTCTAATAAACGGAATGAAGTGTCGTATTTCGGGGTCGTTTGCTTTTCGCTTGTTGATGTCATTTGATTTGTTGATGTTATGATTTATGTCTAAAGATATGCTTGTTAACCTTGATGTGATGGTTGTTCTGTTTGTATATACCAAATTATGTTTATTATGTTTTCAATTTTTATAATAACCTAAAATAGAGGAAATTATAAAATAAATAGGACTATGATAAACCTATGATAAAACTATGATAAAACTATTATAAAACTATGATAAAACTATGAGAACCTCTAACATCTGCACCCTCGACCACGGCACCTTTTAGTGCAGCAGAATCGTTTTCCTGTGCAGCAAGGGCAAGTAGAACGTTTGCATCCACCGGGGCATTTGCAAGCACGTTTACGTCCGTGTGCGCGCATTTTACGCGTTCCAGCTCGACGATGGCGGCGAGTATGTTTGCGTCTTCTAGTTCCGCCGCCGCCTTGTTCGGTGGAAAACTGAGGACCACTATAACTTCCGCCTTTTTGAATACCACAATCACAACTCATTTTTATGTTATATAGTATGTCTATATAATATAATATAAATATTTTGCTAAACTTTTGAGTTATTATATATATGCAATAAATATTATCTATCTTTTTTTACCTTCTAGCGCGAGTTGTACGTAACTTGCGACTATATTTTTTACGCGTTCTACTACCACCTCCTGCGTTTCTTGTTCCTTTTCTTTTCCCCTTTTCTTTATCTTTCTTTTTTTCTTTTTGAGAAATATGAGACTTATGGGACTTATGGGACTTATGTGTCTGAGATTGTTTTACTGCTACTATTCCTGTTTCTATTCCTGTTCCTATTTTATTGTTCTTGTTACTTGCACTACTCGTTACAATAGGACTAGTGCTTGTATTCTGACTAGTGCGGGATGCGGACGGATACTTTCTTCATCACTCGATCAGGTTTCACTCACTGCTCCAGGTGGAACTACAAGTACATCGCGTATTGGAGAAACATTATGTTGAATACCCTTTTCTATTATTGGGCTTTTATTACTAGACATATATAATAACAAAATAATAATAAAATACAAATCAATAAAATACAAAATATGTGCATATGCATAATAAACATATTTTGTATCCCCTTATGCGTCGCATGTCGCATTAGTCCGTATTCTTGTAACATGTTAACAAACGCGCCGATGGGTCCTTCTCTTCGCAAAACGGATGTCGCCAAAAGTACGGGATTATTTGCTCACACCCTGGATAGAGTCTTTCAAACACGGTTCTATAGTAGTAACTCTCTTTATCATAAGGCACATTATGTTCCGTTTTTAAGCAACTATTTTTATATGTATTATACTCTTCATCCGTCACTTTTGTGTCAACATGGTCTCGAATAATTTGAAACCAACTTCGCTGATGTCCGCTCACCCCATCGCTAAACGCCTCCTTTCTGCGCCACAGGATATCATCCGGCAATAACCCATCAAACGCCTTTCTAAAAATATACTTTTCGATACGCTCATCGTTAAACATCTTGTATCGCGGCGGAATACCCATCACATATTGCAGAAACTTCTTATCCGCAAATGGTACACGCGCCTCCAAACCCGCACCACTAATGCTCTTATCGGAACGCAATAAATCGAAATAACAAACGTCGCGAACCATGCGCTCATTTTCGCGCTTGAAGTCTTCGTCATTTTGCGCCTTCATAAACCCGCGATATGACCCGAAAATCTCGTCCGACATATCCCCGCAATAAATAACACAGTCATCTGTATTCGCCGCAATATACTTACTCACCAAATAGTTTGGCACCGATGCGCGAACTGATGTCGTGTCATAGCTCTCGATTTGTCGCACCGTTTCTTCAATTGCCCCCAGAAATTCCTCCTCTGTAAGACATACTTCGTGATGATTCGTCCCCAAATAATCCGCCACCTTTCGCGCCCATATCAAGTCTGTTGACCCTTTCAACCCAATACTATATGTATTCAAATCTTTTGCAGGTATGTGGCGACACATGATTGCCACGACGGATGAACTGTCCAGCCCTCCCGAAAGAAGCGCACCTACTTTGCGGTCGCTCATGAGACGTTTCACCACTGCATCTTCGAATAGGGTGGCAATATTCGCGCAAATGTTTTCTTCGGCATCCTCGATGGTGGGATAGTTGTACACTCTTTCAGTTTGCCCTGTCAAAACATCATGTGTAATGGATACATTTTCGTAATAACTATAAAAATTAAAAAAAGGAATATTTGCATTGTCAAACGCGGTGGTAGCAGTTTTAGAATATGTAGCATAACAACCTGGTGGAAATTGTTTCGCATTGGGTCGAAAACACTCGCTGATTCCTTTCAGTTCACTCGAAACAATCATGGCATTACTATATTTGTAGTCGTATCCCGAAATAAAAAGCGAACGTACACCTACAGGGTCGCGAGCTACGTATGTCGTACTTGTATCATAGTCGTGCAAAACAAACGCGAATACACCATCTAAGCGCCGCAACATGTCGCGGATACCTAGTTTTTTATAAAGATGAATAATAATCTCGCAATCTGATTTGCTCTTGTACTCTTCCTCGAGACCGAATTCCGTTATAAGACTGCGAAAGTTGTATATTTCTCCGTTGCAAATAAGACGACAATTTTTTATAAAAAATGGCTGGTTGCTTTCAGGGGTTTGTCCGTTAATCGCAAGACGGTGGAATCCCCAAAAACAAGCATAGTCATTTGAATATTGTCTGTCATTTAGAAAAATACTATTGTCAGGTCCGCGATGAGAAATTTTGCTGAAATCGGTTTGGTACGATTTTATGATTTCTAATATAGATTTCTTATATTCTGCTAGTGTCTCTTGGTTGAAAAAGTTTTGAACAAAAAATATACCGCACATGGTATGAAAATGCAATCAGGTACTGAGTATATATTATTATTTATTATCTTTAACCCGTTTTTTAAATATTATAACAAAACAAAATATAATATAGTAATATAGTAATATAATAATAGTAGTACATATAATATATTCGTATGGATTTTCTTTCGCATGTATATAGTAAACCTCGAATGCATGGTGTTCATGATAAATTGTATTTGTGTCAATTTGAGAGACAAGATGAATTAAATGATAGAATATCGTCTAGAAATATTCCGTCAGCACCGCTTCAACCGTTTTTTAGTCAGGTGCCTGTGTCTACGAAATATGGATATATGCCTATTTTAGACCAGCGCAAACCTGCGACGGTACCTATCAATGAATATCCTATTTTTAGTCCTCACATGACGTTTAATCCTGGAAATAATATGGCACCTTGGTCAGGATTTGCGAACAGTGTGAATGTAGAGTCTACATTGCGTAGACAGTTTTTTAGTCTACAAAATTGCGACCAATCAGAGTATGTCCCCTCTTCAACTAGCGACCTTTATAACGTATACGTTCCTCCTAGCCCTGTAAAACAACCTTTCCCTAATTTATTTAAGAGGGAGATTTTTGACCATTGCAACCCAAATCCTGATAATTTAGGGAATAATTTTTTTAATAATAGTACTAGGATGGAGAATAAAGATATTGTACCCGAAGAAGAGAAACAATTCTATAGCGAAGAGCCGGTAGCCAACAATCAACGGTCTACAGCAAACAATCAACGGTCTACAGCAAACAATCAACGGTCTACAGCAAACAATCAACGGTCTACAGCAAACAGTCAACGGTCTACTGTCAATATTAGGTAATCTATATTTATCACATTTATGATATTTTTTATATATTATTTATAACACGAATCGTGTTTAAAATAATATTATTTTATATGCATTCATGATAAATGGAACAACAACAAAAACGAGAAAAAGAACAAGAACAACAACAACAACAACAAAATCATGCACCTACTATAGTGTCGAATCTTGTAAAACCAAGCAACCCTGCAACTATAAACAACATAGGTAGTGTAAATTATATTACTCTTGAAACTATGGCGAATTCGGATACATATAACAAGTATTTAAAAAAGAATAATTTGGACCACGACACTGTACTGAAGAGTGAAAAAAAGTTTTATAGGAAACGCATCTTGGCAATGGTGAAAGATATTTTGTATAACAACCTTGATAATAATAGTGACTGTCCTGTGAACGATGTTGTAATAAATGCTTTTAACACGTTTGCGCGTTTATGTGTTTCGCATTTTAAATTTAAAGATACCATGGATAATATACAGGGTGACTATAAAGGTATGAATGTAGTTGATAAGTCGAGTACAGGTGAACAATTAGGTGAAGAGAATGAAGGATGGTCAATAGATGATGCAAATAAACTGTGTATGAAACAGATAGACAAAAAAGTTATTACTATGGATAACTTTGTCACAAAAACGTCACCACCGCAAGATGAAATGATATTACCTAAAACAAAGGAACTTAACTTGAAAGACCCGAAATATAAAAAGAAGGATATTAAAAAAGGTTTTACAAAAAATAAGATAGGTAATAATAATAATGGTGTAAAATGGGGAGATACGAATGAGGTGATAGATGTTAAGGTTACAAAAAATGAGAACAGTAATATTGACAGCGTGAATAAATAACTTTAAACAAACTTAATAAACTTAATATATTAATTATATTGAATTAGTATATACATAGTTACATAAATAGACAAACATGAAGACAAAAAAAATACAGAATATTCTAAAATTTGTAGATAAAAATTTGAAATTTAAGTCGGAATTTAGAGGTAAACGACTCTCGTCAAGAACAATTAAATATAAAAATAAAAAGAATTCAACTCGTGTTAATGCGAGACACGGCATTAAAAATAAAAAAATGGAAAATGTAATACCTCCTCAAGAAAAACACCCTGACGGATTTATAAAATTGAAATGTAGTCCCAAGCTACAAGAAAATGACTTTACATGTTATAGTAATGAATCTTTAATCAAACTTAAAAATTTATGGAATGCTCGTCACCCCGATGTTATGATAACGACGAATGATCCGCGCGAAATTTGGGAATCTTTGAAGCGGCACTTAAAAAATGTCTGTAATAAGGAGTCGTGTTGGTTAAAACAGAATTTTGCTTCATCTGGTGTAGATAAGGAAATGTTGAACTATACGTTTGCGCCGAAAAGTCCCGATGATTGGAAGAAAAACCCGAATGAATGGTTAAACAGTATTGATATTGAAAATGTTATGAAACAGTATGAAAAGGAATTTCCTTATTTCGATTTTATAGGAGCTGCACCCATCGACTTTGATTCCCCTAAAATGTATGGGGAATGTGTATGGGAAGAGTTGTGTCACTTTGACTTAAATATATCCATTCGAAATGGCAGAAATAAAATCGGGTTTGTTTTTAATACCGACCCACACTATTTGTCGGGTTCGCATTGGATATCGATGTTTGTAAATATAAAACAGAAATATATATTCTTTTTCGATAGTACGGGTAACCCACCACCGAAGGAGGTGAAAAAGTTGATTAAGAAGATTATAGAACAGGGTAAAGTTGCCGGTATAGATTTTCGTTACATAGAGAATAAAAAAGACCATCAGAAAAAACCAACAGAGTGTGGCGTATATTCTCTTTTCATGATTATCAACTTATTGAAAGAGACGAAAAAACCAGAGGACTTTCTTACTTATGAATTCCCCGATGAAGAAATGCAAAAGTTTCGCGGTCAATATTTTAATAGCGACTTATAGGCAAGTCTGCAACTCTGCAACTCTGCAAGTTTTTCATTAGCTCAACTCTATAACATGTGTACAGTTTTTTATTACGCGGTTTTTAGATGACCATTTATAGAAGTGATACATTTTTAAGTCCACGATATGTTTCATATTGATATGACGTTCGTCTCCTATTTGATGTATCCCAATTGTATTTATAGATGATACTTTATAAATATTCTTACTTCTTTCAAGATACTTGACTGGATCACGTAGTGCTAAAAACTTCTTAGGCAAATGCGGAGTACTTGGAATACTACCATCAATGGTATCAGACCAGAAGTTACAAAATCCAAAAACCTCAGTTTCTGGATTATTTTTTATAAACTGTTTTAATGTATTGTCAATATACTCATTGTTGTTTGGTCTCACGGATTCGGATTCGGATTCGGATTCAACTATTTTATTTTTGGGAATATGTAAATACTCGTCCAAGTCGCAAAAAATCATATAATCGTATACATCTTTCGCATATTTGTATAGAGCATGATGAATCTGCCCCATTTGTGCATGGTGAACATACTTGACTCCATGAGGATTCCAGTAGTGAAAATTCCATTCAACCAGTGTAACATCTGGATTATCAAATACTTTTTTTATTTCAGGTGTGATAACTCCGTTATAGTACATGAAAAAATGGTCAACACCTTGTTCCTTGTAATAGTTATAAAATAATGGGAACAAGTAATAATCATTTTTAAATAATGTTGTTAATGCCAAAAACTTATTCGTTTCGTTATTTATCGTGTTCAATTGTGTCATTACGTCTGTATTTATACCTTTATATACACCTGTATGTATATGTACCAGGTTATAACACTGTATCATGTTATTTATAAGTTTAACATTTACATTTATCGTCGTATTTGGTGGTGTTATATACTCATAGATGTATACTATTATAGGTTCGTTTGAGTCTTTTATATGACTTTCTGTTAACTGTAAAATATTATTATTTACTGTTAACGTTATGTTTTTGGATGATGCTGGTGTATTATAAATAGGCATTATCATATGTATTTTATTGTTTTTATAGAAAATATCGAAAAATAACAACCTTGTTTTGCTAATCTTGAAATGTTGAGGGTTTTGCATAATATTATTATTATTGTTATTATTATTATTATTATTATTGTATGCTGTAAATATATGTAATATTATTTAAGTATCTTTTTTATACATATTTTACACCCTTGAAGATTTACTATTTTCCAACAAAGTTTCCTATTATAGATATAGTATTCTCTGGTTCATGAAATATATATTTTGAAGGAACATATACTCTTAACTTATTGTTATTAAACATATTCGACAATATGTCATCAGCGGGTACATCTATATGGTCTTTCGCGTAGTCTAATATCTTTTGTGCGCCATTTTTAGATACAATATATGCAGTAAGTCTGTTAAAATATGACTTATTCACATCATACCACATTTCATTTACGTTATTATATAAGACAAAAGGATACCAATCTGACTTGGCAATATGACACATATCAATGTCGCTCGGAATACTATACAAACATTTGTATAAGTATTCTAAACTTTCTATCATTTCTACGTCATCTTCAAAAATCAAGTATTTATTTACCGATGCCGATGCCGATGCCGATGCCGATGCCGATACTTCGTCTAATAAAGATTTGTAAATATTCATATGTGACCAGGCGCATCCTAGTTCTCCTGCTGTCATAATTTGTTTATTTACTCTTATAGACGTGTCATAATATTTTACTTCATTCTTGTGTTGTAATTTGTATATAGTAGGATTTTCCGTTGTTGTAACTTGAATATCTTCTCCATTTACGCCATAGTATAAACTACAATGTAACCCTATCTGAGAAAGTTTATTTATTAAATGGTGCACTTTGTTTATTCGGTGTGAGTATTTTTCAAGTGTTAGTATGACTACTTTTATATCTGCGAATTTTGTCGTTTTAACATCATATAGTATCGTATTTTCTATTGGTGTCTTGAAATATCCGTTTTTTCTATCTTCTATCTCGAAAAAATTATAGTTTGGCATGTATATTTTTTCCAATGACTTTGAAAAATATGCCGCTGCCCAACACAATGTACTCATTGAGCTTATGATTACTTTTGCCTGTTTCATAATATTGTAATCGGTTAACATGTCATTTGATTCTATTACTGGAACAGGCATATTATTTTGTGTAAACCACTTCAGAATCGTATTTAAATATTTTATGTCTACATCACTTGTCAGTGTTTCGATAACGATTGCCGTTTTATTATAATATATATCCTTTGTCTTGTCGAACAACCTCAACATGTACTCTGTCTCTATAAAGTCAGGTCTTCCATTAAAATCGCCAAGACGTATGTGTATAACATTTTCGTATTGTTTCGACGGTTCTAGTAACATATCGTCAATGATGTGCTTTGTTAAATACATTTCATTATCTGTTCTAACTAGGTGTTCATTTTTATGTTGTTCTATGAAATCCAAAATATAACTCTTGTTTTGTAGATAAATTTTATCATATTGAAAATATCCATGCAAAGAAATATTCGTATTATCCAATAACTTTGAAATATTTGAGTTCTCTGTATTTATAAAGTCGAAAAAATTGTCTTCGTTAATAATTGTCGTAGTTTTTGCACATATTTTAGTATTTACTTCATCGTGAGTATTTGTATTTTTTAGTTTTGAAAAGTCTGTGTCTAATATGTATTTAAAGTTAGTGCTACCTTTTTGCAAGACTACATATGCCATATACCTAAAAATAGCATTTCCGAATCTTCCGGATTGGTTAAAAATAAAGTAGTTAGTTTCCATGTATATAGTAGTATAATGTCTATATGTACAAAACAAAATATATTTAATTATATTTTGTTTTAATATGTTAATATGTTAATATGTTAATATGTTAATATGTTAATATGTTAATATATTAGTGTTTTCACATAACAATCCAACCATATAATTATGGTTATGGTTATGGTTACTTTGGTTAACTTGCAGATTCATGTTTTAACAGTGTATATGAAAAATAATTTTTGATATTTAATGTAACTAGTCTGTAACTCCATACTATTCCCATTATGTATATTATAGCCAATGATATACTAACTATTAGCCCTTCTTCGTATATTTGATAGCGAACACCGTATAAATAAAATGACAGTTCTATAACTCTATAGTATGAATAAAATACTAGCTGAATAAAATCTGTAACAAATAATAAATCATTGTTATTTTTGTATTCTTTATGTATATGGTATGAAAAATATAGCATTATATTTGACTTTTCGAGTATATAATACCCTCCCCATAGTATAAGTATTTTTTGAGTATACAATATATTGTACCATACGATTATTGTTAAAATATGATGAACCATATATGGAACAATTTTTTTTTGTTTTTCTTTCTCTTTCTCTTTATCTTTGTCTTTGTCATATGAGTGTAAACTAATTATTGTGGAATAAATCAAGTAAATCAAGTCATATACATAAAATGCAATAACAGCGTGTGTAATATATAAATGGTCTCTGTTAAAACTGTGACATATCATAAAAACAAATCCATTTATAGCACTTACAATATTTTTACTTACTTCTTCTTTTTTATACTTTAACAGTTCTAAAAATAATAGATGGTATGACATTATTACAGGAATAACATACTCAATCTTAAACATTGTAGTATACTATGGTCTTACTATAAAACAATATGTGAGGATGATACAGTAGCGAGGGTGATACAGTAGCGAGGATGATACAGTAGTGGTTAGATAAGTATGCGTTTTATTATTTATATTCATTTTATAAATAATAAAACAAATAGTTATACACGGATAAATAACGAATAGATACATGATGTTTTAGATAATGTCTTTAAAATATATTAAATAATTAACACATAGTAAACTATAAAAAGTAGTATAATATTTGGTTTAAATAAGAAATGTCATTTACGCATTTTACAAGCAATGAAAATAAAAGCATTATATGGGGTCTTTTACAAGAAGGAGGCGTTTTTAATGATATTCCAAATAGTTATTTTGACAATATAAGACGGCTTTTCGAAGTATCGATTACATCTATGAAACCTGAATTTGATATTTTTTTCGATAAAAATGATGAAGGGGACGATGACTATGATAAAAAGGCATCAGAAATGATAGTTAATAGTAATAAATCAGTAATGAAAAAAATGATGAGTGAGTTGGTGAAATTTAAAAAACCACAACAACAACCTATGCAACAGCCTACACAACAATTTGCACAACAACGTATGCAACAACAAACATTACCTATTCCCTCTAGATTTGGTATTACACCAGAGTCATCAAAAATGATAGATGCGAGAGGTGTTGGTAAAAAACAAAAAATAGAGGAAATATATAGAGCGGATGATTTACAAAAACATCGTATGTCTGAGTTAGAAGTTCGTTTAAAAGAGAAACAGGAAGAAATGGATAACATGTTGAACACTAAAAAACCTACAAGTATTGATTTTTCTGATAACAGTATAAACGATAATAAACTAGCTAGCGATGAAATGGAAAAATTATTAGCACAAGCGTTATCATCTCGTCAAAGAGAGTTAGAACAACTCGTCGTAACTACGAATAAAGATAATTCAAAAACTGCTGAGGAATGGATAACGGGTTCTAATGATCCGGTTGCAAAAGCTTTGAATGATTCTATTGCTATAAAACACTCGCATAATATAAAACGTCCAAGTGATAAACTATCGCAAAAGTTTACTACAAATAATACTGATAGTACAAATAAAAAAAATGTATCATTTAGTGAAGAAAATAATGAGGAAATTTTATATGATAAAGATGTAATGATTCATGATATTGAAAGTAATACAATGTCATACGATATAGCAAATAACGACAACTCATCGTTTTTTTCTAAATTAAAAAAAACGAATCCTCCTAAAAATGATATTTCAAATGTTTCAGATACTTCCTATCACAACATGATACCTTTGGATGATTTCGTGACAGACTACGATGACGAAAGTGGCGCTTATGATAACAATATACATATTAATACTCTTGAAAAATCTAGAGATGCAATAGGTTCGAGAGATTATGCGAAATTAGATGAAAAAATAAATAAAATGCAAAACTGTATTGACTCTATAAAGGAAACTCAGAATAAAATACTAGAATTACTTTCTCAAAGTAATATGCATACAAATACAAATACACATACACATGTTTAGTGTAAGCTCTGCGTAATATAATATATACTAATATTGTGATTATATATTATATTTATCGAATTTCGATTAATCTCATGCATCTGTAATACATCATGTTTATTGATCCTTCGATTTTGCAGCAGCAGTAGTAGCTGTCGAACTGGCTACTTTCTTTGCCGCTCCACTTACCGACGTTTTGCTTGATACAGCTTGTTCTGCAGGTACCGTCGCAGATGCCGCGCTCATTTTAACAAATGACTTGTTCCCATCTTTTTCAACTATTTTACCAACCATTAACGGTTCACCTCCCATCTCTTTTGCAGCCAAGTAACTATTATAGTCATATACAATATTTGTAAGCTTGTCATATGCATAATCCGATTTAACACCATTTACTGTGAGTGTAAGCTTTACTAATTTTAGTTCTGTTTGTTTTGTATTTTGAGCCACAGATGCATCTGATTCTTCATTATCAATAGAAGGAGAGTAAGAAAATTTGTCGGACTTTACTACACCGAATGTGAAACATTTCAGTTTTTCTTTTGAAGCGACGTTTCGATGAATTGAGCAGTCGATGGACGATTCTTTCACTGCCATAAGCAACTGACGATTGATTTCCTCTTTTATAGTAGATATTTCAAAAAGCGACTGGTCGGTTGTCAATGGTTTTTTAGCATCGCGTTTACTAACGTCGTTCATTCGCAGTTCAAGAGATGAATCCTCGCTCATTTGTTTCGGAGTAAAACTCATCACATATAACATTACATGCACTGTTCGAAGCCTCTCCTCTTTTAAATCATTGTGGCTACAAATGCGCCTAGCCCTCCCAATAACCTGCTCTATTCGCACAGGATGCCAGTACGGTTCCATAATATGGACATAACGAACATTGCGTAAACTAATACCCTCTGCGCCCGACGCAGTAATCATAAGAACTTTTATAATTTGTCCCATAAAGTTGTTCGCCGATTTGGGCGCTAGTTGTTCTCTCATGGTTACTGGAATATAATCCCATGTGCTATTAAAAACATTTCTTATTATCTCACGCTCCTCATCTGTCTCTGTTCCGGTATATAAAGCAAACATTGGCTTACCTTGGTCTTCATCGCTTATGTCGCAAATCCAGTTACCTGAGTCATTTTTGCGAATCTTGAATCGAGCGAACCCATTTGCTTCGAGAACGAGTGAAAAAATTCCTATACCTTCCAGTGTACGAAACTGGCTATATATCAAATGCAATCCTTCGTGGTGTGGTTCTTGGATATTTTCCAACATTGCTAAAAATTTGGGGCTGTATGTTTGCAACTCTCCTTGAGGTGGTTTTGTCAAATATCGCATCATACCGCTTTTCAGTTTCATCAAAGCCGTTATTATTCTTTTATCATAGGTAGTATCCATTTTTCCGGATATTTCCTGCGCCAATTCTTCAACTTCATCTGTTGTGTGTTCTCCATTTGGATTTTCCAGACGTTCTGTTGCTTTTATTGCATCAACATCTTCTTCGTTCGCGCCTTCGCGAATTGCACCCTCGACATCTGCATCCTCCTTTGGCAATGGTCTTCCTATTTCTGTCGGAAATACAAAATTGCAAAACAAACGCGAAAAAATACGGTAGGTAGATATTGCGTCTTCGTATATATCTTCTCCTCCTGCTCCTGCTCCTGCTCCTGCTCCCGATGCTGACGCTTTTGCACCCGGTTTTTTCCTTGACTTCGACTTCTTTTCCAGTTTACGTTCGGCACTACGCGCCTTTTCATATGCCAGAAATTGATGGTCGCTCATGGGCACCTCCACTACACGAAAATCCATGTCTTTATCATATTTTGGCATCAACTGTTCCTGTGCGCTCCTAAAATACGATGTTAATCCAAGGATTCTCCTCTGAAACATATTTATATTTTTTACTTGTCCCGTTTCTGAGTTAATAAAATAAGAACGAAACGCATCCAAAGAATCAGGTAACGCCTTAAACGTCTCTACCGTTATACTTCCCGGCGTAACGCTAATATCGCGCATCTTTAATGTACTTAAAATCAGTTTCTCAAAATCAGCATCTGTCAAGTTAGGGGTCTCGCCTTCTGGTGATACACGTAATACTCCTTTATATTGTCCCTTGTCGTCTAAATTTAAAAAACCGAAAGGGTTGCGAGTCACGGTTAAGACATTAGAGCTGTCATTGTAGTCTAAATAATCGAGACTATTTACTCCCTCAAATAGTTTTAGTAGTACTTTTTTGTCGACCTTTGATTGAGAGCCTAATTGGAGAGGGAATTTCCAGGTTTTAATGTAACCGCGCAATATATTAAAAATAATGGCGATTTCGTTGGGGTAGTTAATAACGGGTGTTCCGGTAAGAAGAATTATTTTGACGTTATCGGCATTCATTAACATATCGTATAGTCTCATTGAAAGCGATGATGGGCGTTTTAGTTTGTTTACAATTCGACTAATGAAGTTGTGTGCTTCATCAATGATAATTACGTGATTTGAGAAGGGGTTTTGTGTGAAGTCGGCGGATAGTGTTTTCAGGTGACTCATTCGCATACCGTTATAGTTGAGGAATGTGTATTTTGCATCTATCATTTGCTCAATTTGACGTTCTAGGCTTGTTTTTTCATCTGTGGATAGGGAAACATAGTTTGACGGTTTTTTCACATTTACAAGCCATGCACCTCTATTTTCGACGATGAATTTCTCTTTTAGTTGTAATATAGTAGACAGTGTTTGTATCATAGGGTCTGACTTGCTTACAATAGGGATAAACTGCCAGAACTGGTTTTTTTTATAAATTTCGTCGCCACATTTTTTCATTTCTTCGACATAGTTTCGGCGCAACGATGCTGGTGTCATTACGATGACATTTTTATATGTTTTCAGCCCTTCGGCAATGGCAATAGAAGAGCATGTTTTACCACTTCCCAAACCATGATAGAGTAATAAGCCGCGATATGGTGTATATACGTTCAAATAATCGCGAACTATTTTTTGGTGTGTTAGAAGAGAAAATTCGGAATTTGCAGCGGGGTCACATGAAATTTGTTCCTTTTGACTAGTAAGCTCGTCATGGTACGTTAAAAAAAGTTCATTAATAAAATTAACAAATTTTTGGCGGTTGTTCATATAGTAATGGGAAGCAGACACGCTAGGCAAAGGGCGCTTTGGTAATCGATTCATAACAAGTTCGCCTTTTATTTCCATTTTTTCGATTTCTTCGGACACTAGTCCCCAAACGGGTTTTTCGGTGAAGCGTTTGGATGAAGCTACTGCTTCTGTGCGACTGCCAACTCCGGTTCCTAACTTTGATGGCTCGGTGATGGAAGCGGCAGAGGCGGCACCCATAATAAGAGAAGCATCTTCGACGAGGTATATATGAGATGGTAATTTTCGTATAATAACGACTTGTCGTGTAAGTAGAGAAGTATCCGCTTCGGCAGCAGCGGCATCGGGAATAAAAGTCTGTAAACGTTTTGGGGAAAGTTTACTGCGACGACTTTCTGTTTTACTAAAGTCGCTGGCTTTCGATATATGGACCGGTAAAACTGCGCGAAGTCTTTCTAAAATATCGGCGCGATTTACTATGTCTTCTCCGCGCTTGTCTATTATAGTTACGCTGCGAAAATCATCAGCTTCGGATGCAGGTTCCCCTGTTTCTGGTTGCTGGGCTTGTTTTTGGAATGTAATTTTTATTTTTTGTTTTGCTTGTGGTTTGGGTTTTTGAGTGTCAGCGGTTTTGGATGAAACTTGCGATGTAGGGACTGGCTTTTTTTCGAGTCTTTCTAAAACAAATGCAGGCGCTAATGTTGTTTGAAGTTGGCGTATCATATTTTGTTGTGCATAATCTACGCCTGGTTTTCCACTAGGAAGAATTTGAGGACCTACTTCAGGTGCTTGTGAAACTTGTAGTAAATTTTCTCTTGCTCTTTCAGATAGTGCATCTCTTTCTACTTTTTCTTTTGTAGAAACAGCAATAGCCGCAGATTCTGCTACATTTACTGTTTCATCATCTTCACCTTGCATATATGGATCATTCACGACTGTTTGCGCTAGGGATGATGTGGGTTCAGGAGCAGATGCTTCAACAGACTTGTAGCGTTCATCATAGGAGACTGCTTTACTTTGTAGTCGTTGTAATGTTTCTTCTATTTCTTTTGCTTGTTGCGGATCGCTAGCTGATTCGGATAACCTTTTTTTTAAATCTTTTATTTGTGATGTAAGATTTTCATACTCTTGGTCCGCCATTGTATTATATTATATTTATACAAATATTTATTATATACAAATATTTACTATATACAAATATTTATTATATACAAATATTTACTATATACAACAATAATAAAAATAGTTAAATAACTTTATTATTGTTATTTAGTGAATGTATTATTATTTGGTCATTGTATTATTATTATTATGTTAATTTTGCTTTGCAAAACATGAAGACATGAATATATATCAAATATTTTGAAGTGCAAATTCGCAAGCCAGTTGTTCTGCCTTTTTTTTAATCTTATGTGTCCCAGAAGCAAAGTGAATTAATACATGTCCCTTCTCATCATATATTTCTCGAATTTTTGTAAATGACTTTAGTTCGCTATAACTAATCGCCTTTCTATAGTCAACCTGATATATTTCTTTCCCAAGACACAAATAAACACCCATGGTGTATCCTATATCAATATCGTGTTGTATCTCTAAATAATCAGGTGTCGTTTTAAATTCCTTCTGTATTTTCACTTGTAGAATATTCTTATAATTGTCATCATTTTTAATAAGAGATATCCAATCAATATGTCTTTCAAATACTGCTTCTATAAATTTTTGTGCCATTTGAAACCCAGGACCAGTAATAAATACATTTTCAAACCATTTACCTTCATCGTGTACTGTAATTTTGTTAAAGTCCAGAAATAGTGCACCAATAAATGCTTCAAATAAACACCCTAGTTTTTTTAGATTTGTTCGTGTATGTTTTTCTTCGGCATGTTTGGAAATAATAAACCACTTATGCAGTCCCATGTCATAAGCCAACTTCCCAATCGACTCATTTTTTACGATTGCTATTTTTTTTTCGGTCATGAAACCTTCATTTTCTTTAGGAAACCTACGGTATAGGTAATATTTTGTAACACATTCTAGTACTCCATCGCCGATAAATTCGAGACGTTCATTTGATTTTGTCCTGAGGGGCATACAGTTTGCAGGTTGTGGCATAATTTTAATATTTTCTCTAGCATTTTCTAGTTGTGGGCGTTTTGTATATGAAGCGTGAACAAATGCTCGACGATATAGCTCAAAATTGTTCAAATTTGTCGGAATACCATACGATGAAAGAATAGATTGAACTTCGCTCAATGTAATCTCTCTATTTTCATGATTATAGGGGTTAAATATGTAACCTTCGTCGCATTGAATAATATCCATGTCGTTTAGTATATTTTTTCCCTGCGTGGGATGCGGCGTGTTTAATTTAGGAGAACTCGAAGAAGAAGTTTCACATACATTGGTAGCGGACATTTATCTCTGCAGTTAAGAATGTGTTTAGAGTAAATGTAAGGGAATCTTTGATGATATAGTAGTAATTATTATGAATTTAACTTTAAATCATTTCAATTTAATTTACTTTAAAATTGTAGAAATTATAAAATAAAATATTCATGGATAAATAACATTTATAAAATCAACTTATAAAAATAAAATATTTAGGATATATATATAAAATATAAAATGACAATTGGAATGGGAAAAACAGGCGGTAAAAAAGTAAGAACGACAGTAGGTTCTATGCCAAACAAAGGATGCATTTTTGGAAGTATGGGTGGTTTGCCTCCTACTATAGGTATTCTTGCGATTAATTCGGCTGTATACAGAAGGCAAACGAGTTATTGCAATGACCAATGTATTCCTACAGGATGCAAAGAAGGGTTTGAATATTTGAGAAGAAATGGTTTGATTACTTTCAATAAGGGTTCTGGTGGTATTGGTAGAATGCAGAACCATCCTGGAATTGCACGTTTGTTTGGCAACGGTTATCAAGTAGATATTTAAATATGTGTTAACTTTTGAATGAGTATTATAATTTTTCGTAGTAACGTATTATATAATCTTTTAAATTTAATATTATAAGATTATATAGAATAAAAAATGCCTCAGAGAAACGGACAAAGAAGTAGAAACGGAAGATCAGCTGTAGCACGCCGCGTGTTGTTTAGCGGACCCGGTTCAACCGATGGTATCGGTACCAACTTAAATAATGGTGGTGGAATGAAGAAAGGTGGAGCTCAGCCATCTGGAACAGGATTTATGATATCTTTTGCGCAAAGATCGCAGATTGCTGTACCTGCATTAAACGCCAATTATTTATTTAATTTTACACAACGATACGACCCTCCTCGTAATTCTGGACCCATGATGTAAATTTCGTTGCATATAATAAACCATTTATATAATAACTATATACGGCTTGTGTAACTTATAGTTATTATATATGTAAGTAAACAATATAAAAATTATGAGACATATTATATATACGCAAGAAAGCAGCATCTCTATATGTCTTCTAGAGGCATAATAATAAAAATAGACAATCGTGAGACAGATTTAATACCATTGATTGAAAGAAGAGTAGAAGCAAATTTATTGGGTTCACCGATATCAGATAGTTCATCGAAGGATGGCATGGGTAGCAAGAATGGCTGTTTAGTTCCGTTGCATATGTTTGAGAATGTTGTGACGAATAATGATATTTTAGACGGAGACGGTGCTGGAAGTGGAGGTACAGATGTAACAGAACCAAGAGAAAATGCGAAATTACATAAAATGAAAATAGAACAACTTCATATTGGTGATATTATTTTCGAAGACGAGTCGGGAAAACCTATCATTATTTTTGAAAGAAAGACACTTAATGACTTAGCTGCAAGTATTAAAGATGGTAGATACAGCGAACAATCATTTCGTCTTGATAAAGAAGCCGTACACAACCACAACATCGTTTATATTATTGAAGGGGATATTGAAAGGTATAACGAAAAACGAACTCGGATTACAAAACAAACACTTATTAGTAGCATGTTTTCACTTTTATATTATAAGGGGTTTTCGGTTTTGAGAACAAATACAATATGTGAAACGGCAGATACGATTATTTATTTTGCGAGCAAGTATAATAAGACTACTATAACTGAAAAAAATCGAAAACCGTATTACGACCTTAATGAGCCGGTGGTGTGTGGGCGGGGTGCAATTATTCAAGAGTCAAATGAAGTGGAGGAAAGTGAAAAATACTGTGGTGTTGTTAAAGGTCATAAAGAAAAGAATGAATATATAACTCCTGATAATATAAATATAATCATGTTATCGTGTGTACCTGGTATAAACTCAAAGACAGCTACACAGATTATGAGTGAATATAAGACGGTACAAAATCTCTTATATCAACTTGAAAAAGATCCTGTGTGTTTAAATACGTTTATGATAAAGACGGAACAAGGTGGTACGCGGAAAATCAATAAAAATTGTGTTGATAATATCAAAAAGTTTTTATGTGGAAAGAGTTAGTTAGTTATTTTTTTACTTCACTTCCAGCATAATATCCTTTGTCAATAAGTGCTTGTGTGAAGTCGGCACCTCCCCAATTCGAGTCCATGGGGTTTGGGCTAAATCCTGTCGACTGCGTAATATAGTCGAGCATCATATCAGGAGTAAAATCGCCTTGGTCTGTATTCGAATAGTTAAAACCAGGGTAAGAGTTTACATTGAAAGGAGGTTGTTCGCGCGATGCATCTAATAATGGTGTAACGTGTTTTCGTGGTGGTGGCATAGAAGGAAAACCGGAAGCAGGGATGCCACTTAAACCACCTAATAGATTTGTAGGGCTGGGGCGAATTTTATAAGACTCAGTGCCATTGGCTTCGCTTGTGTGTTGTAAATATAGTACAGGACATATAGTTCCAGATGCGCGTTGAAATTCAACGAATTCTACATATTCTTCTAAATTATTAAACACGACTGGATTTACACCAGGAACTTCTTTTTTCTTAGAGTTATACAAATAAAGAAGAGCTCCTTTTTGTATTAAAACATTTGGACAGTTCGTATTGACTCCTGGTATTGTTAATGCTTCTTTAAAATCCGCCGATGTATAATTTAATACAAAATATGTAACCATTATAAATAAAAAAATGATTGATAAATTTTTTAACATCGTTTATATTTTATGTTATATACTATTTTATTATAAAAAAATATTACAACATCCTATAATAAATAATATTCATTAGTTATATATAGACGCAAATGTTTGGAAATGACAACCAACCTAAAATATTAGGTGAAACAGAAATTATGGAGTTAAAAAAAAAGCATGGAATTGTATTATTTTATATGGACGGGTGTGGTCATTGTGAAATTATGAAACCTGCGTGGAATAAAGTAGTAGAAGAACTCAAAGATAAACATAAGGATGAAATTATTTTAGGAGCGGTCGAAAGTTCTAGTATGGAGATGTTTAAAAAACACGGAATACATCCTGCGGTTTCAGGATTCCCTACTATATTGTATTTTCCTCCAGGTAGATACAATACACCAGTTCATTATAAAGGTGACCGTAGTTATGAAGACTTGAAAAACTGGATACTAACTAAAAAAGGGAAAGGTAAAAAAGGAAGCAACAACTCTATTGTTATCTTAACGAATACGAATAATAAGAATGCTATGGGTATGGGTATGGGTATGGGTATGGGTAAAACAAAAGGTCTTGCTCAAACAGGTGGTGGTCATGATGGTGGTGGTAATGGTGCAAGAAGTCGGACCAAAAAACGAACACTTCTTATGAAGAGACAGAGACAGAGACAGAGACGGTCACAAAAACGTCACAAGACTTCTACGCGTAAAAATAAGAAAAGGCATTCCCGTTACTAACGCTAATAAAAAATTTACTTTATAATATTAATTATTTTTAACTGGAGATTGAAAATAATTAACTCTATTTATAAATATAAATATAAATATAACTATAGTTAATAGAAGAAACTTCAGTGTAACCGCTTACTATATATATTAATGTTATCAAATTTAACGAATCATAGGGGTCATGATGATGCGCGCAGTGTTTTGGAAAGAATAATAGATACGCAAAAACAATTTTCAGATAATGCTATTGGCAAAGAGTCAAGTGTTGAATACTATGGATGGTTTTCCGAGGAAATCCAGTCGAAAAGAGTAGAGAATCCGTTGGAACACAAAATACGAACCGGTATTTCTTTTTCAACGTCAATAAAAAGCCCTCCTTATACATACTGGATACAAGATGGAAAGAAAGTTTTGGTCACTGACATTACAAACACACCTGATGTAATGAAAAGACACACGGAAAGTAATGCAGTATTTTTAGGAAAAATAGACGAATTCTATTGTCGTTCTTACACCAAGCTTAAGTAACAAGTAACATCTTTCGTAGTTGTCTGTGGGCGATGTTATGCGGTGTGGTCTGCTATTGTACTCTATTTTTATTTTTTTGAGGTTGTTTAGAAGGTAGAAAAAATTGAAAGAAAAAAAAGCATATATGTTTAGGTAAAATAAAAAATAACAGCAAAATGGCTTCATCAAATCTTACGTACGAAATGACTCCCTCCATCAATGAGGATAATCGTGGAGGTGCAGTTGTTCGTAGGGTGAAAAAAATTAAAATTAACTTGTCTACTGTATTGAGCATTTTGAATGCGGCAAATGATTTGTGCAAGTCGTGCGAAACTATTAGAAATGATATCACAAAAATTAATAATATAAACAACAACGACAGCATTTGCGCGAACAATGATTGTACCTGCGTCAATACGATGAATGATGATATAAAAGCAGTTGTTAATGAAGAAAATAATGTTTGTGCAGTAAATTGCACGGTGGAGGAGAATGAAAAGTCAGGATACTACTATAGGAATAGGGATAAAAAATTAGAATACCAAAAAAAGTATAACAGAGAACAGGGTGATAAGATAAAAAATTACAACAAGGACTACTACCAAAAAAGAAGAGAAGAAATTTTGGAGAAGGCAAAGACGAAGATTATTTGTGAGTGTGGTTGCGAGGTTCAGTTATTTAACATGAACAGTCACAAAAAAACGAAGAAACATGCACGCGCTCTTGAGCAGCGAAAGACGGAGCAGTGAAATTATAAAATTATTAAACTGTATAATTTATTTCTTATTTATTATTTTTTATTTATTTCTTATTTATTTCTTATTTATTTCTTATTTATTTCTTATTTATTTTTTTAAGTGTTTTATTATTAGTGATTTTGTTGTTGTTTACCTTTTTGAAAGATTTTTGATTTTTGTTGTGTATATTTAGTTTCATTATCGGTTCATCTTTCTCGAAAAAATCTTTTATATGTTCGAGCATTTTTTTACTAACAATGATATCTATTTCCTGTTCATGTTTATTTTTTTCCACGACATCGTATTTTAAGTTAAATAAGGAAAACTGTTTGAATTCATCTTTATTTATCATGTCAGCGGAAAGAGGCGAGTTTAAAAATCGTCTTACCATTTCAATGCCTGACAAAAGATGCTTATATTCTTTTACATGAATATAGTATACATTATCTGTACTCATTTTGGGGTGAAATAAATCATCTATAAAGCATATTTCAATATCGGGGGGTAGTTTAGTACAACGAATAAAGTCGTCTACGCTTTTATCGTGCGATGTTCTATTTATTTCAACAACTTTCCCATTTATTTTAAATGCGGCTATTATTTGTTCGAATATTTTTGAATGTAGCTTATATTCAAAGTAACCCTTGATGTGTTCTGCCCATTTTCGTTCGCCTGTATTATTTGTATAAATCATGACAGCTTGACATTTATTTTCCTTCTTTTTTTGTAACAAATATTTTAAAATATTCATAATATTGGGTCTAGTAAATTCAGGGTACAAGTCCATTAGTTCATTAAAAATACTATAGGACTTATTTGAATTTTTGTAGAAATCGTCTAATAAATTACAAAATCTTCCAAATTGTCCGAAATATCCCAACGTTTCATCTAAATCAAATACAACTACTTTTTTTTTAATGTCTCTGTCTTTTACTAATTTAGGCATTTAGGGTAAATATAAATTATATAAGGCGAATATAAAATATATAAATATATATTTTTGTACATAAAAATAATTATTATCTACTTTTAATATAACTTAATACAACTTTAATATAACTACATAGTTATGGGTATTTTAAATAAAAGTGATTATGAAAAAATATTAAACTATTACAATATACCTTTTTCTATATCAGATTCTTCAAAACAAATAAAAAGCAAAGCGGAAGAAATACTTGCTGACAAATTATGTAAGTGTATTAAAAAAGTAAAAGAGGACACGAATGACCCTGATAAAGATGAGGCTCGCGCGATTGCTATTTGCAACGATACTGTCTTTCGACGTAAAGGTATTCGACATAGTGCGTTTACGTGTAAAAAAAAACCTCGACTGTTACGATTTCGTGGAAAAAAATATTCACTAGTAAAAAGAAGTAAATATTTATCGAAAAAACAAAAATTAAGAAGAATGTCTCTAACTATGAAGAAATAAATAATGCTACACTTTCAACTCATTTATTAGAAATGTAAAAATACTAACAAATGAATTTATATATAAAACCTATATTTATCTTTTATAAAATATACAATTTAAGCAGATGGTTTAGCCTGACGAGGTGCTCTCTTAGCAGTAGGGCGAGGAGTTGCTGGAACATCACTCATGCTTTCTGTAGATGAGGGAGCAGGAGCTGGTGCTTCGGATGCGGATGCAGATGCGGATACAGGTCTATCTACGGGTCCACGACCTCGTCCACGACCGCGTCCATAGTTTCCGCGAGAATTTGAATTTTGATTAGTATCGCGGCGAACAAGCATCCACTCACTTCCTCCACGACCTCCTCTATCTACGCGTCCACCTCTTCCTTGTCCTTGTCCGCGTTCTTGTTGCACACCTCTTTCAGTTCTCGCACCACTCTGGGTTCCACGATTCTCATGACGAGTCTCACAAAACAACTTGCCCCCCTTTACACCGCGAACATCACCCGCCTGAAACTTATGGTCTCCTGTTTCGGTATTTACAACTGAAAATTCCACATACTCTCCCTCTACCAAATAACGGTATTGCTCCTGACTTACTGTAACCGCTGAGTGGTGAACAAAAACCTCGCTAGCATCTTTGTGTTGTTCATTGCCTCCAACTACAGAAATAAATCCAAAACCTGTCTTGTTATTAAACCACTTGACGCGCCCAGTAAGACGAACAGGGGCTGATGTAACAGAAGAACTCGCACTACTCATTTTAATCGCTGATACTATAATATGTGTTATCGCTTTAAGTATTTTTTATTGCTTATTATTATTATTTATTATTATTTATTATTGCTTGTTATTGCTTGTTATTGCTTGTTATTGCTTGTTATTGCTTGTTATTGCTTGTTATTTTTAATGACATACTTTATGTGTATCCGCATACCATATTATAGATATTATAGATATTATAGATATTATGTTATAATGCTCGCATCAAAGTCTTACACTGTCGTATCATATATAAATAATCAGGCTTATCTTCAAATTCCAAAGTATATGCGTAGTCCAATAGTTTCATAAAGAGAGCAGGTAAACCGTCACATACTTCATAAGACGAGGTATTTACCTTTTTAGAATATACCATTTGTTCCTTGTTTATCATATCGCCTTTCTTTGGGTATAAACCACACCACGGTAATGTCCCCTTTAGTAAATAGATAGCAACATACAATATTGATATTATATCGTCGCGTCTTGAATACACATTCCCGACGTGTACATGGGTGCTTACATATCGCATTGTACCCACCATTGACTTGTCATTCGTATTTATAACATGCTTATCTCCTTTTTTGTAAAACTTTGAAAGACCGAAGTCTATTATGTGTAATGTTTTCCCGTCATTTTCTTTTGGTTCTTTATCTGTTTTTGGAAAAGATATCATAAAATTTTCCGGTTTTATGTCGCGATGAACAATCCCTGCATCGTGAACTCTGCTAATAATCTGTAACATTTCTATCAAATAACCCGTCACTTCTTTTGTGCATGGGGGTAACTTTTTGATAATACTTTCTACACTAACATTCGCGCCTTCTTCCCCTTCTATCGTACTACTTTCGGGGCTTTGACTTTGACTTTGACTTTGACTTTGACTTTGACTTTTTACACCAACACCAACACCAACACCAACACCAACTGACTTCTCCCTTTCGCTTGAATTATTCGTTTCTTTTTTGCATGTATCTTCAGATACTAGTTCTTCTTGAGACTCTGTGCTGTTGTTTTCGAGTTTGGTTGTACTATTACAGATTCCTTTATTTAATTTCTCTATCTCTTCGGATAAACTATGCGAAAATAGGTCCATCACAATTATATTCTTATTTGACTCTACTCCAAAATATCGCAACTTTACAACACCGGGAGTACCTGCTAAATGATTTAGTACCTTTGACTCCCATAAAAGTGTCGGAAGTTTCGCCGTAGTTGCTTCAAATTTAATCGCTACACCGTCTCCCGAAATAATATTTTTTCCCTTATACACCGTTCCAAAACTACCTGCCCCAATTTTCTTTTCGAATATATATCTCTCATTGATTAGTGTCCGGTTGCGGTATTTATCTTGCAAAATGGTATTTTCCGAATTCGGCATATCATCGGTCGTAAGAATTTCTTCTAACATTTGGTCGATAATGATGCGATATCTTGGTAAAATAATTTCACGTAAGAATGAAAACAAGATTTTATATATTATATTATATTATACTATATTTATAAATCAATTTTATAGTATAATTTTATTTAATTCTTTTATTGTGTAATGCAAACTATACGGAGTTATACCATTGTAAAATTGATATAAATAGAATTAAAAATATCATATAAGTATATACAAATAATGAGTCGTAACATAGGATTCAATGTGGGGGGAATTTATAATTTACTTTTATTTGTGGGATTATTTGCCACGTCTATTAGTACTATACCTGTAGAAATGTCTGTTGTTGGAACAGTCAAGTATCCGATACATGTTGCATGCGAGTGTATGTTTACGCTATATGTAGATGGAAAATATATAGGAGAAGGGAATAAAGAAAACTATGTGCCTTATGGTTTAATAACAGAATGGAATGATACGAAGAAATATTATCCTGTAATAAGTGAAAATGAGCCTAAAATAGTAGCGTTTCATGGTATTGGTGGACAGTATCCGGAATTTCCAAATGGATTTATTATGGACATGAATCATGGCAAAGGGTATACAAAATACAAGGAATGGAAATGTAAAGATTTTTCAAACACGGCGAATAAAGTTGCTCCAGATGATTGGTTTGTGTTTGATTATGATGATAGTGACTGGGCATTAGCTGCATCATTTGGTAAAAATTATCAGAATAATAGTTTTCAGATTTTTGAAAATGAGCGCAGTGACATAGATCTTCAAGCGGAATGGATCTGGACGGATGATAACGCAGCAACTAACATTTATTGTAGAAAAAAAAATGAAGATGTGGGTACGATTCATTTGCAAACAACAGCACCACCTGTATTGAAAACAATACATACAAGTCCTTTGCAAACATCCACACCACATGTGTCGCAAAAGGTACACACAACTCTTGCAGAAACATCCACACCACCTGTATTGAAAACAATACATACAACTCCTGCAGAAACATCCACACCACCTGTATTGAAAACAATACATACAACTCCCGCAGAAACAACCGCACCACATGTGTCGCAAAAGGTACACACAACTCCTGCAGAAACATCCGCACCACCTGTATTGAAAACAATACACACAACTCCTGCAGAAACAACTGCACCACATGTCTCGCAAAAGGTACAC